TGACTTACATCACCCCGGTCGGCGCAATCAGGCTTCAACGGTCGGGATGACAGTATAAGGTATTCATAAACTATTGATTCATATATTGTTTTTCTTTCTGTTGTAAAACTTTCGTAAAACTTTGGAAAAACGATTGTGGCTCACACCTGCAGATTGGCTTGTACCACGGTCCACTCTTCGCCATGGCCATCCAGATACAGGGCTGTCATTTTCTCGCTTGTGTGACCCAGCAATGCCTGAGGATTGATGCCTTGATCTCGGTATAGGTGGGCACCCAATGCGCGTATCTCATGAAAGCTGGGGCGTTCGCGTGAAGGCACATCACTGAACAGTCCGGCCTTATCCCTCGCATTGCGAAAGCCCCGGGTGATCACATCGGCATCCAGCTGTTCACCTTTGCGGATTTCGCCAGACTTGGCACCACCAAAGCGCTGCGTCCTGATCTGGTGAACCAGGTACTTCGATACAATGCGCGTACTGCGGCATGACTGGATCACGGCGGCAAGCTGCTCTGTTACTTCAATGCGCAGATGCGCGGATACGTTCTGCGAGTCGGCACGCTTACCATTGCGAGCCTTGGCGGTCTTGCTTTGCACAACATGCAGATAACCATCACGGATATCGGTGAACTTCATATTGACGATATCCTCGCGGCGCTGCAGCGTCAGAAGCCCAAGCATCATTGCATTGCGCACATGGATCGGCGCCTGCTTGTAGATGGCGTCAAACTGCTCTTTGGTTAGCCGGTGGCGCTTAACCTGGGCGGTAATGGGTAGTGTCTTACTGGCCACGTTGTCATCAATCAGGCCGTTGCTGATCGCGTAGTCCAGGCACTTGATCAGCGTGCTGCGTAAATGCTTGGCTGTTGTCATCTTGCCTTCACTGGTCCACTTATTCAGGAACTCAGCAACATGGAATACCGACAGGTCCGCAATGGGCAAAGTGCCCAAGTGAGCATCTATTGCCTTCAGGTTAACCTTCAGTGATCGCACGGTATCCGGGGCGATATTTTCAGCTTCACGGATAGTCAGGTATTTCTTGATCCAAAGTGTCAGGGTATTGGTACCGCCCAGCACACGGTCAACCAGACATAGCTCTGCCGACAGCATGGTATTGAGCTGCTTGGCCGCCAAAATTGCTTGAGTGCGGTTCGCACCCATGCCGTGCCGCTTACCGGTGGCCGGGTGCTTGTAGGCATAGTAGGTAATACGGCCCCGGCGATCTGCGTACAGATTCGGGGGCAGATCCTTGTTCTGCTTGTTTCTTGGTCTGTTCATGCGGACCTCAACACATTCTCCACCAGTCGGTCTGCTTCCGTTACAGTCTCGTACACCCACCAGCGTTTGCCAATTTGCACGCCTTCGATAATGTCATTCTGTATCCATCGAATAACGGTCTTTTCACAGGGGCGCGACTCAGGCGTAAATTCGCGGTCACAGTATTCTGTGACGCTCATCTTGCGTCTGCGCATTGGTTATGTCCTCCGATTAATCTGCCGTGACACCGCTCGCCAGTCCCAATACTGCGGCTGGGGAGGGCGCAACCGTGGGCGCAAGCTGCCGTAGAGTGCTGCATCAGCCTGTGCGAGCATGGGCGCTGCTGTTGCACCGGCTATGGCGAGGGCTATTTTGGATTTCTTCATACGGGCTTAATGTCCCCGCTAATGTGAGCTTCCCTAACATCCATGGCGTACTGGGCGAGCTGATAGCAGATGTAATTGAATTTCGATTCAAGCCATAAGCTGGCTGATTTAGTCTTCTCGTCAGGCGGGATGCCAAGCTCTTCCTCAATAAACCTTGCCGATACAGAAACCCTGAGCATTTGGCATATCTGTGTGGTAGTCAGTGCTGGCTGACCCATTATGTGGTTCTTTTTACTCATGCTGTCGCTTCCTCTTCCTGCAGCCGCCTACCAACCCGGGTAATTGCAGCCCTTACTGCACCCAGGCGCTTGCTTGCATTCATGCGTTCGCGCCTCAGTGCGCGCACCTTTCGGCAGTGCTCGCAGGCCTCCGGCTCCAGGTTTTCGAAAATCTCGTCGTACTCCCAGCGCTCGAATGGGCTTGCTGCCCGCTCTTCCTGAAGCTCATTCCAGGCACGCTCGATGCAGTTCGTACCGTGCATTAAGGTACGACTTCCATTGCTTGACGCAGCCTTTATCGTGCTGGCCTCAAGGTAGATGCAGGCAGCTGCCTCTTCTTGTCCTGCTTTCTTCAGGCGCCGGATCTCATCAGCCCAGAAGGCGTGATCGGCTACCAGTTTCTGAATGCTCATCTTCACTCACCTCAATCTTGTCTGTGCAATCCCGCACAGCCATGCTGACCGGGATGCCTTTGTAATTCGGGATGCCTGTTTCTTCATCGCCCAGCATCCACGCCCGGTATCGCTCACAACTCATGCGCTCCGGGCACCACTCTCCATCGGGGTCAAAGCAATACCGGCCAGCGCACCGGGGTACGTCAAGGGGTAGGGTCATCGGCTATCTCCCTGACGCATCGACTTCAGCCTGTCGGCCAAGGCTTTGAAGTGAATGGCGTCCTGCTGATCGCTATCCCTGAGCTCTTCAAGCAGTCGCCATAGCTTGCGTGTCGAAACTGTTTTCTGTTGTTCGCACAACTGGTAAAGCTTACCGAGCCTGTCACCCATTGCCCGGCTTGCGGCCTTGGCAATGGTTGCGCTGTAGTCGAACGGATCGTTCATTCCTCACCTCGCTGCTTTCCATCCGGCGTTGCTGCCTTCAATCCATGCTGCCCGCATAACATCGCGCATTGCCTCCCGCATAGCTTCACGGGTTTTGTGTACCGTGTAGTTGTCGAACCTGCTGCCAGCGGCACGCAGCACCTTGTCCAGCGCTGCGTCGATTGGTTTATCAGGATCTGTATTCATAGCTTACTGTCCCTTCTCGTGCGTCATCCCGCCACCCACTGATAAATCCCATACCCGACACCGAACACCACTGCTACAACAATCACGATGACGATGTAGGGCAGGACGCGAAAGAATTTGTTGCCTGTCATTCGGTTACCTCACTGATACTCTGCGGTTATCTCATCAACGACATCAAAAACATCCCGGCCTTGTTCGTAGTCTTCCTTTGCTGCGTCGATGTTCCGAAATTCGACTCCGGTGTTATCGAGGACGTGCATTTGCAGGGTTGAAAACCAGTCATCAAAGTCGGTTGTTTTGTTATTGATACTCACGACTGCACCTCCTTGGCCTTCTGGTTTAGCTCATCTACACGCTTATGCATAAAATCAGTCAACATCCAGTCGATCCCCTGCCAATCTGTGTAATCACGCACAAACTGCTTGATCACCTGCGCATCGTGCTGAGCGAGATCAACGCGCCGTAAAAATTCAGGCTCACTCAAAACAGCCGCATCTGCTGTGACAGCCATGCGCATCAGGACGCGGGCCAACTCATCTGGTTTAAAGTCGACCAGTGGGCGGTTTAGTTCGCGGTTGATTACGCCACGGAAATATGAGCAATCAAGGCCATAACGGTTTGAACCGCACTCATTAGGCGGCACCTCTGCCTTCAACTGATCGCGCTCTTGCAGGATTTCGATCAGGTGCTGCGGACTCATGACAACTGGACAGACAAGTGTTTCCAGATTGTCATGATCATCGCCGCCGTATATCCAGCAGTCCTCATTTCCGAACTGGCGGAATCGTTCGATCCGAAGCTGGCGGTTGTGCTGGCCCTCTCGTTCGGCCTCTTCGATAATCAGCCCGTTACGGCGCGTGAGTTTTTCTACCTCGCCCCGCAGCCGCTCAATTTCCTCAGCTGCCAACGATACGGTTACCGGCTCGTCTGTTTCTCCGGCTGCTGCCATGCGCTGTGCCAGTGCGTGCAGCTCTGCAATCAGGTCACTCATTGGTTTGCTCCTTCTGCTGGATCTCTTTCATATGCTCATGGCAGCACGCACCATGCCCCATCCAGTTGAGTGGTGAAGTGGTTGTTAATTGCGTTCACGCCACCGCCCTCACGTTGTACTTGCTGGCCAGCTCTTGCAGCAGCTCAAGCCGCTCGGCGTTGATCGCATCTTCAAATCGACTGCGCAGGCGGGTAAGCATCTCGCCAGACACAAACAGATCACTACTGCCTTGTCGCTGGAATTTGATCTGATCGGTCTTGGTGGAGCCGACTGCAGTCAGTAACAGCTCCAGCTTTTCGATCTGCTCGACAAGCGCATTGGCTTGTTTAACCTGTTCCGGTGTCATCATTCCACCCCCATCAGTTGCAGCTTTCGCGTCAGCGTGTCGCGGGCTTCTTTGATCTCGGTTGCCATATCCTTGCCGCCGGTGCGGACGCCACACAGCAACAGCTTTTTACTGGCGTGGTGGATGCAGCCGGACGGGTCATCGATCTGGAAGCGGTCGTGAACCAGGTACACATCGGCCTCATCTACACCAGTGAAGTCTTTGTAATACTTCGGGTACATCTCGGCCATACTGGGCTTTTTCACGGTGGGCTTCTGAATGATCTTGTCAGGCCGCTTTATCTCCACAAGTCTCTCCTGATCGTGATCACAGTTAGCGAACGGCTGCCAACCGTGCTGGTTGTACCAGTAATATTCATTCCCGCTAGGTGTGGCCTTTATCTTTATCCAAGATTTCAGCTTGGTGTCGTAATGCGTGGCATCCACGGGGGCGTTATCCAGATCGAAGCCTTGGATCACAAGATTTTCTATTGCTGTATCTGTCACGCTGGTGCTCTCTGTTCTCACGGTGTTGTTCTCCAAGGTTTACCGAGCCACTCCCGGCTGATTGAACACATAGGGGCATCCATTGGGTCGGGCTTTCGTTCCAGGCCGGCGCGCTGAATCCTGATCCGCTGGCCTCGCGCTTCGGTGTCGTAATTCAGATCACGCAGAATGTCGTACAGGGCTTTCAGTGGGATCTTCAGCTCCTTGGCGATCTCTGCAGTGGACAGGGTGGTATGGTCAAGCGCATGCAATACGGCATCACGATTGGCGGTCTTGATTGCCTCGCGCCGCTCTTTGTGGCCTTTCTCCCGTCTGCGCTTTGCAATGTCAGCTGCGCGCTTCGGCAGATCGTACTCGTAGTGATCACGCAGCACGCCGGCGAGAGACTTCTGGCCGTACCCGTGCTTGAGGCAGATTTCACGAAATGACAGTAGCGAGTTATCGAAGTCATCAATCACTTCAGGCGGTAGCGGGTATTCCGCCTGCTTGTACTTGTTCGCTCTGTAGCGTCCGTTATCCGGTAAAATCACACCCATTCCCTCCCGAGCCAGTAGAGTGAGAAACCGTCACCGGTCATTGACTCCCTGATGAACTCCGTTGGCTCTGGCCGGTGAAATTTATCGCGTTGCTTCTTGGGCCCACGCCCATTAGGTCTGGGCCTGCTGGCATTCAATCGGCGCATCCGGTCGGCGCGTGCCTTCATGAATGCTTTTGATATGCCATATTCCAGGTACAGGCTGGTAACGTGAAGGCCGCTCTTCAAACCGTGTTCGGCTGCGATGGCCTTCAAGGATTTGTCTGTCTCCTTCACGTCATGGAGTACTGCGTTCACGTTCATGGTTACAGTCCTGTACTACCAAAGCCTCCGGCGCCGCGTTCGGTGCCGTCCAATTCATCCGCCCATGCTGCCGGCACGATCAGGCACTTCTCAATGATCAGCTGGGCAATGCGATCACCCGGCTTGATCTCCACCATCTTGTCACCGTGATTGATCAGGCAGACGCGCATTTCTCCCCTATAGTCACTGTCCACCACCCCGGCGTGAACCTGTATGCCGTACTTGGCGGCAAGGCCGGAGCGGGGTGCAATACGACCGTAGTGGTCAGCAGGGATGGCAACGGCAAGACCAGTGGGGATCATTACCTGGGCACCCGGCCAGATATCCATTCGCTCAACGGCGTACAGGTCCAGACCGGCGGCGTTTTCGCTGCCGCGGGTGGGCAGCTGCGCGTTCTCATGCAGTTTCTTGAAGTAGATCATTGGCAGTCCTCACACTTTGTGGCACACAACCCCGCAGAGAATGCTTGGCATTCAGGCTGATCGTTTTTCATTTGCTGCGCGCGCTTCTCGCACTCGCATTCATCATTAGGACAAGCCCAATCACTCAGGTCAGATCCGTGCGGTTTGATCATCTGGGTGATGTTCGTTTCGATATGCCCGTAAAGGACATCGGACGCATCATTCAGACCTCTATCTCTAAGTCCTTCAAACATGATCAGCACAGACTCATCCAGTGCATCTATGGCATCCTGAAGAGTGTTGATCGGCCTGGCCTGTATGTACTCTTTGAGATCCACGACAATCTCAGGCGGGAATGGTGTCGCCGGTAAGGATTCGTGGTATTCCTCAGTGAAACCATCGCAACAGTATTTCTGCATCATCTGTATTCCTTGCAAAGAAAAGCCCCGGCTGGCGGGGCTTGGTTGTGGTTACTTGCCGTCGTGCAAAGCCTGCTTCAGCAGATACCCTTCGAGCGGCCAGATTTTTTGCCGCGCATTCTCATAGGCGATCTTTCGCCCGATCTCTGCATCGAAGTTTTCAGGGCTTGCGCACGCCGATTCGCCGGTAACGGTAAAGCCATTCTCCAGCACCAGAACGCAGAAGGTCAGTAGGCGCAGTGCGTCAGGTGTATTGATTTCACTGGCCTCATCAATCAGGCCAGCATCCAGCTCTACACCAACAACACCATGACGTGCGGTAAAGTAATGCTCACTGGCTATCACTGAGTCGATGGCGGAAGGCGTCAGGCGGGGCGCATTCAGGTTCTTGGTTTGAATCTCGGCTTCTTGTTGCTGTTCGTTCATGGGTGTGGGTCTCCAGTTGTGGGGTTAATCGAGCAGCATCCAATCTTCGGCAAGTGCATCGTTCACGCTTGGCACCCAAGTGCTGACGGTGTGATCGACATTCTTGATTGCCATGTAGGGGTTGTATGGCACCATTTCGCCAAAGCAGTCACGGGCTGCGTCAGTCTGTGCTGGATAGCTGTTCGCTGGGACCAGGTACACAAACATGCCCTTACCATTCCAGCCTGCCCGAGATACACGCTTACCTTCCTTCAGCATCACCAGCGCATCACCAAAGGTCATGTTGGTGGTGGGGCGATACGCCCGCTCAAACACTTCCTTCGGTGACCAGCTGATATAACCGGCATAGTCCGGGTTGGCTTGGCCGCCGTCGATGTACTCGACCAGATAACCCTCATCTGCCGGGCTCTCGTCTGCTGGAACAGTCCAGCCGCGCAGGTCGTTGTATTCCTTGCGGCTCACGGGCTGGGCGTTGATGGTTTTGGTGCCGATGTACTTTTGCATGGGCGGGGATCTCCATTCAGTGCGAAATAAGGCGGTACCGGCAGGCACCGCCGTTTTGGATCAGGCCTTGAACGTGCCCATCCAGACGTTGAAGCTGTCGCCGGCCAGCGCGCCTTCGATCTTGCCGCGGAACTCGTCGGCAATCTCTTCCTTGGTGGCTTCCAGCTCCTGAACACGCAGTTTCAGGCGGATACTGTCACCACCGGTCAGGGCGCTCAGGGGCAGGCGGAAGGTGCGCTCTTCAAAGCTCGGATAAGGTGTGCAAGTGAACAGGATGCCGCCCAACTGCTGGCCGGCAGAGCGCACGTCAATCTGCTCCATGGCCGACAGCTTCTGGCCCATGTTGTTCTCTTCGGATTCAAGCTTGCGCGCGGTTTCGATCGTCATCTTGCGTACGGAGGCCAGCGCCTTGCTGATATGCAGCGGCTTTTCTTCATCATCGAAGCACTCAACGAAGCGGCCCCAATCTTCCAGCCATTCGGCCAGTTCGCGCTGACTGTTGGTCTGACCGTTGATTTTCAACAGTGCGGAATAGGCGGCTGTCTTGTTCAGTGAAAGTGCTGCACGGTGCTCGCAGTGGCCAGGCTCTTCTCGGTTACCCATATCGAAGAAGGCGGCAGCCTGCATATCATCGGTGTTGATGAACACCTCGGCGGCACTCTGGTGCTGGGTGTATTCACAAAAGGCGGCAACCTGTTCGGTGTTCATTTCGCCACGGAAACGGCGACGGAGAGGCATGAACTTTTCAAGATCATGGATGCGCATGGCTTCCGGCAGGGCAACGGCCTGATCACTGGTCAGGGTGGTGACCGGAATGGCGGTATTTGCGGAAAGCTCAGCGATACGGTTGATTGCTTCGGGTGTCAGTGACATTCGGTGTTACTCCTGTTCTGCGGTTTTGCGGTTCTTGAATCCAAAGTCCATCTGGTCAGGATGGAAGAGCGAAAGGTCGCCATTTTTGGCGACATAGAGCGGGGTAACTGTTGCGTCCTCCTCTGTTGCTTTGCCGCGCTTCGTCGGCTTGATGTATTTAAGTGAATGCTTCACGTTCACCTGCTGGGTTTCACCGATCTGTTTCAGGTCAAACTCAATGGTGACTTTGCCTTGGCGCCCATGCGTCACGACGCCAAAGGCAACATCAGAAAGAACTGAAGCGATTTTCTGTTCAAACACGCCACCGTCGAGGTCGGGCAGCAGGGTATGCAGGTCAGTAGCCATTGGGCTTCTCCTGTTGGTTTTTATTTGCGAATTGATCACCGCACCAAAACGGCGCGGACATTGGGATTTTTGAAAAGCTGCCGGGCGTGCCGGGTGGCAACTGCCGTCCCGTTGCAGCGGGGAAAACAAGAAAGGCTGATCGTGGTGACCAGCCTTTTATTCAGGTAGATGAGGTAGTCGGACATTGGCCTACGCTGCGGCCAGCGCCTCCATGGCATCGTCATAACCTGTCCAGTTATCGACACCTGCACCCTCAAGGGCGTGCAGCTTTGCCTGATCAGCCAGCAGCTGCTCATACTCGGCACGGCTAATTGTAACGGTGTCCTCGGCAGCCACATCGATCAGCTCATGCGGGTGAAGTTTCGCCGGTGGAGCCGGGTGTTCGCGTCGTTCGCTAACAGGCGTTGTAGTTGGTGCTGCCTGCTCCGTGCGCTCCGCATGTTCACGAACAAGTTGCTCGTCTTTAGCGCGCTGCTTCGCCTCCTGCTCCTGCTGGATTCGCTGCTCTTCTCGCTGCAGGCGTTCCGATTCGGCCTTGGCCTTGGCTTCATCCTCGCTGCGGATACGCTCACGCTCGGCTTCCAGCTTTGCCTGCTCACGCTGCTCATGCTCGGCAATGCGAGCGGTGATTGTTGATTCCAGATCCTCCGGCTGCTTTGCAATCAGCTGCTTCCAGTCACTGAACAGGAAGCGGTGTTCCTTGCCTTTGGCTTCCAGGATCGCCAGGTTCGACTTGAACAGGTCGATCTGCTGCTTGGCCTCCACCTTGGCTGCGGCCAGGGCGTCATCGGCGGCAGACTGCAGGCTGCTGATGGTCTTTTTGCCCTTCATGGCAATAGCGGGGGCAAAGTGGACGTTGACCGGTGCCGGTGATGCTTGCTGATTCAGCCAAGCGGTAAAGGCTTTATCCGCCTGCTCGACAATCTGCGCCTTGCGGTTTTCTTTCTCAGCTTTCACTGTCCGATTCAGCAGCAACCGCTTGTCGCGCATTTCCGCCTTGAGGTGATCAATGGTCTTGAACAGCTCATCAATGCTGGCTGTCTGCTGCAGTGCTGCAGCCTTGGTGTTCTCCAGCTCCTTCTCGGCCTTGTCCAAGAACTTGACCGTCTTTTCAGCGGTGGCGAAGTCCTCATCTGTGACCAGTTCAGTCTTGATGCTGGCAATGCGAGCCAGTGCGATATCCTTGAACTCGGCCAAGTTGCTTGCACGCACGGCGCCGGTCAGCTCCACCACCAGAGCTGGCAGCGAATCAGGGGCGGTACCGGTGGCGGTAACCTTTTCCGGCTGCGGCTCGTAGGCATCCAGATCCGCCTTGAATTGCTCCCAGCCAGCAAGCAGGGCTGCGAATCGCTCCGGCGTGGACTCGTACCAGAACCAGTTGCAGTCGGCCTTTGTGCCATCGCTGGCCATAAACAGGCACTTCTCAGCGCCGGATACCAGCAGCTGCTGATCCATCTGTACCTTGTAATGCTCGGGCAGTGTATCGACATTCGCATGACGCAATTCGTCATTGATATGCTTGTGTTCCCAGATCGCATCACCCAGCATTGTGACCCCATCGAATGAGGCCAGCAGGTGCGGGTATTCGTCACTGGTGGCGGTACACGGAAACAACTCTTCTCCGATTGTCTCCTCGGCAATAGATCGTGCCGCGGCTTCTGCTGCGTGGCCGCGGTCGAAGATGCGTTGCTGGTGATCCGAAACCTCGGGGGCGATACCGGTTTTCTTCTGCTTCAGCAGGTCTGACCGGCTGGTATATTTGGAAACACCGGCCATTGCCGGTGCTTCGCTTGCGGTGAAGTGCTTGGCACGCGCTTCGTGCCATGCCTGGGTGCCTTGCTGCAGGGATAAGATGTTCACGCTGCTACTCCTTCAATCTGCTGTTTTTGTTCCGGTGTCAGCGCAGCCTTTGATTCGACTGTCTGGATGATCTGCTCCGGGGTGCGTTTGCCTGCTTCAATGGCGGCCTTCCACTTGGGGAAGTTCTGCTCAAAGGAATCAGCCGGGTAATGCTCCAGCGCAACCGGTGCGCTATCTGCCTGACGGGGTGGGGTGATATCTTTTTCGATATATGCCTTACCCTCCATTTCCTCGGCTGTTGGTTCCTGACCGATCTCGGGCCATCCTTTACGCAAGGCTTGCGCTTCGGCGCACTTGGCCAGCTGTGCGAAGGGTCGTTTCTTCCACATGGCGTTCGGCGCTTCGCTGTAGGCTGACTGAGTGGCATAGTTTTCCAGCCAAAACTCGGTAGCCTTGAACGAAACTCGTTGCCCCCCGATCATCTTGTAGACGGTGTACTTGCACCACTCTGGGTAGCGCACCTTTACCTTGATCGGATTCTTCTGGTAATCCTGACCGTCAAACTCAGCTTCGATGATCGGCCCGAACTCAGGCTCATCCGCACCGGCATAATCTCCAGACCGATCAGCCTGGATACGGTAAAGCCCGACACCTGGCATCGGAACGTCACGCCACGCCTTATTACCGGTCTGCGCATCCTTGACCTGCATAGGCACCAGATGGACGGGCTTCAACATGATGTCCAAACTACGGGCCTTGCAGTAATCGACTGCCATCAGAATTGACTCGGTTTTTGCGCCCGGGTAAATAGTGGTGCAAAGGGCGTTCCACATGGCTTCGTCAATTCCGCGCATAGCTGCCCAAGGATTGGATTCAAACCACTGGCTTAAGGCCCGTTCCTGGGCCTGTTGTACGATGGCATTCATGCTGCGTTCTCCTGTTCCTTAATTCGTTTTGCCGCCTGATACTGCAGATACCCGCAGCGCTTGGCGGCGGCCAGTACAACCGGGTCAATATCCGGCACTTCGACTTCAACCTCTGCGATCTGGATCATTCTCAGACGCCGTTCGTCATCCTCAATCGGGAAGGCGCGGTAACGGATGGTTTCGGTATCACCGATTGCCCAGCAGTAGGCGTAAAGAGTGATGGTGCTCATGCCGCGTCCTCCATTTCCCGAGTCAATTCAGGCTCCAGCATCTCAACGTAGTGCCGGATATAGGCCTGCATCAGTTCTTCATACTCGGTAGCCAGTGCCTGCTTCTGCGCATCAGTCAATCCCGGCTGCATTGAGCGCTGATCCCAGTCTTCAAACTGAGGCGACTCAAAGAAGGCCAGATGTGCATCACGCAGCTTGTGCCAGCGGTTACCGATGGTTAAACCGGACTCCATGAACACATCCACCAGCTCGGTGATTTCATCACTACGTTCAAACAACAATTCTTCCAGCGCACCGGCCTGGGCACGCAAATTGGCTCCGTGGTCGTACATGGCGATTACTCCTGCTTATAGATCGGAATATCAAACTGCAACGTTGGCTGCCGATTGCGTGCAAGGCGCCGATACATCCAGCGAATGCGCCGCTTCTCGTTTGCAACGTCACTATCAGGGTGAATCCATCCGTCACCGCGCAAGACGATGACCTGTGTGCGGCTACGCTGCCGCTTGAATAGATTTCTCATGGCTATATCCGGCAGAGTGTTCAGTACGTAGCGAGCAATGACGCTACACGCTGGGTTTCAGTGTTATTGGCATCCGATTGGGCCTCTTCATTCGCAATTTCACGTGCGGCTACTTCACTGCGCCGCTGCTCAACTAAGAGATCGAAATCCTCTTGCCATCTCCCCTCATGCAGCCAGCCATAAGTCTCTGTCCATCCAGGCTGACCGCCGGTAATGCCATAGACTTCAACTGCATCTTTATTGAGCGGTGGATTGTGAGGCCCGTTCTGCTTTGCCTCTTCGTTAGCGGGCAGAATATAGACGCGAAATGTCTTGCCCCTGGCATGGCTCCCAGAGACCAAATAAAGCCTTCCGTATTGTCCTGTTTCGAAAAGCCGTGCGTATTCTCTTGCGCCTTTCATAAGGTCCTCCTGTTTCAATTCCGGCTGCACACTCGTAAGAATGCGCAGCGAGAATTTTCAGAGTCCGAGAAGGAAGGCTTTTGATTCCAACTCCTCTGGTGATGGCGGGAGCTGGCCGAAGTGGCCGGGGTGTACCGACTCGATAACGATCTGGAACTTGGCAAGCCTTTCGGCGCGTGCTTTTGCCTTGTTGCGCATTGCCATGATGTAGTTGCGCTCACTGAAGCTGTGCAGGTTTGTCATGGTGGTTCTCCTGTTGATTCAGAATGCGCCCTCAATGAAGGCGCAAACGGAATATTCAGGTGTCACTTGCTGCAGTTACACGCCACTGTCAGCTGGGCGATTGCTTATCAACCGTCAGACTGTCATCGGTACAGCTGGCCGTTCTTAGGCCAAGCGAAGAGGGAGTATTCGGGAAGCACTGCGGAGCAGTGGGTGGTTACATAGCCACCATGTACCAGACGATTAACCGCCGACGACTGCGATAGTGCTGCAGGCGTGGATCTGGTGCGGGATCTTTGGTTTTTAAAGAGCGGTGCAGGGCTGGCCTGCTATGTTGATGAGACTATGAACCATAAGTACACATTAGGTCAAGTACCAAAAGTACATAAATTTTAATTGGGCACAAAAAAGCCCGCCGAAGCGGGCTGTTCTGTATTTATGCTGAAGGGGAGGGTTATCTACAAATTGACTCGCACGGGGTGCCATCGCCATCACCATCTAGGCGATGAATACCACATGACTTCAGATAAAACCGCGCCTCGGCGCAGCTGCTCATTTCGCCACAAGTTGATTTCATACCGCAGGCACCTGGAGTGCTGGGGGCAACTGATGCGACAGGCTTACGTTTATGTCTGCGCCAATCCCAAGGCGGAATTCGCTCCGATTCAGGTAGAGCCCATAGACCTGCCATGCTTGCACGCGCCTTTTTCTCGACCATTAAAAAATCAGGGTCTGTCATGTACTGGCGATAAACCCAAGCACCGCCCATCTCAACCATTGATTTATTCACGTCACGCCCAGATGAAAACACCCGCCCGATAGTTCTACCGTACCTGTCCGCACCATTTGAGCGAACCTGCACCGATCTACCAGCCACCATATCGGCCAGCATTTGAGCTGCCTTTGATCCGTATGGTTGGCCGCGCTCAGGAGCATCAATCTCGGCAAGTCGTACTTTTCGCTGATTATTGCCCGGCACCAAGATAGTAATGGTATCCCCGTCAGAAACCTCAACCACTTTGCCGGTAATTGTTTCAGCATGAGCCTGATGCAGTGCAATAGTGCACAAGAATACTATCGCTGCTTGTCTAAACAATACCGGCACCATTTAGTCAGTCCATCTGGGTTCTTGTCAGATTTATAGAAACTTGTCCGAAGCCTTCGTTTCTTGCACTTTGGACAACGCTTGTATCTCGGATCTTCTTTATCCCTATTTGCGTGGCATGTTTTGCACCATACAGAAAAACCATCAGGCTGCTTTGAGCTGCGGTAAAACTCTGTTACAGCAGGTTGAGACTTCCCGCACTTGGTGCAGCGTTTTGTGGTTATTGTATTCTGGGTTGTGCTTATTCGTTCCGGTGGCTGCTTGGGTTCAGCATACGACTTCGAGGGCGACTGTAATGCTGGCTCTCTGCCAAACAATCGTGCTGTGGCTTGATAGGGCTGCTGCGGCTGGGCTTCATCGTGATTCAGCGCCTTATGGGTGGGTGCTTCGCTTCCCGGGATGGTTTTTATGCCAACTATGTCGGCATCACTAAGGCCTACTGTCGGGTCTGCTGGTGTATTTTGAAAGTTTACCGATCCGTGCGCTGTGCCGCGCACGAACTCTTGATGAATGACGGTCTCTGTTGTTGTTTTTCCGCCACTCTGGCGAATGGTTGTAGTCTGCCGAACGGTGTCTTTGTTTTCGGTTTTGCTGCTTGCGGAGTCAATTAATTTCCAAATGACTACGCAGGCCGCAATGAAAGCCAGTATCTCCATTTGCCAGCGCCTCCATGGTTATAGCTTTATCTTTGCTTCCTTAACAACGCCCACGATACGGCAGTTGCCGTTGATCTCAATGGTTCGGTAGCTTGGATTTAGCGGCTTGAGGTACTTCTGGCCAGCATCGATCACTAGCTTTTTGAATGTAGCCTTATTTGAGTCTGTCAGTTTTGCGACCACCAAGCTGCCATTGTCAGCAGGTGAGGCCGGATCAACCAAGATCATGTGGCCTTCTGGGATGCTTAGGCCTGATGGTGCTGTCATGCTGTCACCGATAACGCGAAGCCAAAAGGCATTATCGCCCACGTTGCTGTCTGATGATTCCCATTCGTCAGCATCGCCAGGTTGGAACGTATCAATCGCTTCAGACCATTCACCTGCCTGTATCCAGCTAATCACAGGAAACCTCCTCTCTTCCTTGAAATACGCCGGAGCAACATTGCTAGGTTCTGCGGCTATTGCGCCCGGCAGCATTGGCTCCGCGCCGTATTCAAGCCACTCACTGCGAACGCCGGTTTCATTGGCGATCTGAATTATCTTTTCACGGCGGGGCACGTTTTCGCCATTCAGCCACTTACTGGCAGCTTTTGGGGTTACACCAGTAAGCCGGTGCAGCCAGGCACCAGAACCGTGTTTTTTCACCCCCCTTAACTCGAGCGCTCTCTGTAACCGCTCGCCAAACTCAATACTCATCCGACCGCCTCGCTTATGAACCTCAAGTTCAATGATGCAATAGTCTTGCGGAACAATCAGTTCATGTTCTATCATGTACCCAAAGTTCACATTGAGACCCCGCAAATGAATGTTTTGAAGACCTCCATTGACCAGATACCGGGCAAGATCCCAGCCGCAGCAAAGGCTTGTGGTGTCAGTGTCCGTGCGGTCTACAAGTGGATTGATGCAGGCCGACTGCCACGCACCGACTACACAGGCGAAACCGAGTACGCAAAGCGGCTCGCTGACATTTCAGGCGGTGCGTTCTCATCTGACTGGCTTCTTTCAGAAACATTGAAGTCAACCTCTGACGCAGCCTAAGGATAGCTCTCATGGCAAAACTACCCGGCCACCTGGCCACCCACGTCACCGATGAAGAAGAAGCACAGATCAAGGCGCTGGCCGATCTGGTCGGTATCTCTGCATCTGAATATCTGCGCGATCTGATCATGGCTCACCTCGCTGAGAAGCAGCGTCAGTTTCAGTCTATGCACCGCATCTTTGGTTCGGCAAATGGTGCGGCGAGTACTGAAAGAACTGTCGGGAATGGTGAAGGGGTTAGCCGTGGCTGATGTAGTCGACCAGGCGCAGGAGCGCATCGAGCGAGAAGAGTCCTATTTCGTAGCCCGCGCAAAGGCGAATGCCGCGCATATGAAGGGCGAGCCGGATTGCCGCAAGTGCGGGGGACCAAATGACCGGTACAACCTTGGCTATGTCGTCTGCTCTGACTGTGTGCCGGGTGCGGCTTAACAAACTCTGATCCCTGGCTCTTGCACGGGGCCCTTGAGACTGGTTTTCGGATTTCCTTCCCCAGTCTCCTTTTTCCATGCGTTCGGATCGTGCGCATCGAAAAAGCTGACAGGAGATCCAGCTTTAGCCGGGCGTACTCCGCCCAGTGAGCCGGTCAGTCCCACCGGTGGCGGCAACGGGACATGGCTCTAATCCGGGCATGTAGTGCCGCTGGCAGATCGGCGCCCAAGACAATCTGCAAGCCAGGGGTTTATCAATTTCCCCCTTCAGCCGGTAGCCCTCTCGCCGGTGGCGCAAAGGAGAGGGAACCGAACAGCACCTTCGGCCGCTGGGTATTTTTCCTGGCCCGCAGGCAGGGAATGAGGGTGCTGTTCAGTTGTGGTGCGGCGTGGAAAGCAGGGTGTTGCAGTAGAGGCATCCAGGAGACACGCGGGAAGGGCGGGAACAAGCGCCCATTATGAGTCGGCAACGGTTGAGGTTCCGGGTATCAGCACAGTAAGGCCAGTTGGCCCGTCATCGAGAAGCGCACTGATACCAGTCGCTGGAGTCGCGTCCAGCCATCACAACTCGCCCGCATCCCCTTGCGCGGGCTAAGGAAGCAGGGGGCAACGGAAAGAGCGCGGGCGTGCAAAAAAGTAGCTACCCACTCGGCTGAAGTCCTGAACCCGAACAGGGCCGAAAACACGGGAGCGGACCGCTCTTTTTCCGTTGTGGTGAATGCGCAGGCTAACTACGGATGCGTAGCTGATAGGACGGAGTAAGACGAGGCTCCACGACTCTGCAATTGGTGACGATCGTCGTTAAGCCAGCAGCGAAAGTCAGCATGCCGGGATCAGCTCCGGCCACCACAACAACTTTACGAACGGGGCGAACGCTCCGCGCTGAATAGGCAAAAGAAAACCCTCGCTGCTAATGGCTGGGCGGCCACAACGAGGGTCATCAGAGAGGATTTAATTATGGCAAACACAGCGCAGATTTACAAGTTTCCAGCGCCACAGGATTCTGGAGACACACAGGAGAGAAGGGTGGCCGAGGTTGAGAACGGGTATACCCGGCTTGCGAATGATCTAGTCCTGCAGCTCTGCAAGACAGATCTGAGTAAGCGAGAAACCAAAGTGATGTTCGCCATCATCAACAAGACATTTGGCTTTAACAAACCCTGCGATTGGGTTTGCCGTGACCAGATTTCGGGCCTGACGGGGATAGCGGCAAACCATATCTCTGCCGTTATCAAAGGTCTTGTTGAACGCAACATTCTGTACCGGAAAGGTCGTGCTATTGGCATAAACAAGGTGATCTCTGAATGGGTTGCTGATGAGTCACTGGCACCATCCACTCGTTCAAAGAAGAACCAAAAATCCCCAAATGGGGACTCTGTAGAAAGTCCCCAAACAGGGACTCAAAAGTCCCCAAAGAAGGACGCAGAAGTCCCCAAACAGGGACGCATGAGTCCCCAAACGAGTACCCACAAAAGACAAGACAATACTACAAAAGACACTACTACAAAAAACAAAGGGCTCGACCTGTCGGTCGTGCCTGAGTGGCTGAGTACGCAAACCGTTCAAGATTTTGCGGCCCATCGTAAGGCGATCAAGAAGCCTATGACGCAGGTAGCACTCACCCGACTGATTACCAAACTGGATGGCTTCAGGCAGCAGGGCATCGACCCGAACGCATGTCTCGATGAGTCCATCGTGAATGGCTGGCAGGGGGTGTTCGCACCGAAGTCAGGCAGCATGCCGCAGCGTAAGGCAACCCCATCATTCGACCAGGTTGATTACGCCAACGGAGCGGAGGGCTTTGAACGTGTTTAAGGTCATCAAAACCGAAAATCGCCACTGCGAGGAGCACGGCATCGACTGGGTATGCGAGTTCACCAAGCTGGGCGGCCGCGTTTTGGAAGGCGAGTGCCCTGAGTGCCTGAAAGAGCGGGTGGAGCGGGAGCGCATCGAAGATCAGAGGCGTATGGCTGAGGAAGCCAAGCAGCGCCAGATTGCATACGAGCGCCAGTGCCTTGAACGCCGTGTATCGAGCAGCCTGATTCCTCAGAAGTACCTGACACGCACCTTCGATAACTACCGTGCTGAAACGCCTGATCAACTCAAGGCGCTATCAGCTTGTCAGCGCTTTGCTGAGGACTTCTACGGCTTCCAGCGTACAGGCGCTGGCCTGATCATGACTGGCCGACCAGGCACAGGCAAAACCCACTTGGCGTGTGCCATCGCGAACAGCCTGATCGAGCAAGGCCATACGTGTGTGTTTATTACCGCGTCCAAAATGATCCGCAAAATCCGCGAAACATACCGCCGGGACTCTGAATTCACGGAGCAGCAGATTATCGACTCTCTGCGTGATGTTGATCTGCTGATCATTGATGAGGTGGGCGTCCAGCGCGGCACCGAGTCCGAGGAGCATTTGCTGTTTGAGGTGCTCAACGAGCGCAACTCTGTTTTTGCCCCGACCATCATTCTCTCAAACCTGACGGCCAACCAGATCAAGGACTACATCGGTGAGCGCGCCCTGGATCGTCTGCGCGAAGGTGGCGGCAAGCTGGTGGTATTCGACTGGGAAAGCTATCGAGGTCGTGTGGCGGAAGACAGCGATCTGCCAGGTGCTGAATACCCGGTTCGCACGGAGCCAGCGAAACACTCTCCGGCATGCCTGTCGCCATTCCCGATGGAGGACTGAACACGATGACACCTGAAACCCGCATCCGCGAACTGGAACAGAAACTCAAGCTGGTCGAGGAGATCGTTCAGCAGGCTACGCAGAATCCGATCAAGACGGGCGATCTGACGGGTGGTGGCCTGAAGGATGTACTGGACGACAAGACTCTGTGCGGCATCACACGCTACGGCCACACCGAAGCGGTGATCATTCCGATTCACCTGCTGCGGAGGTTTGTCGGTGAGTAAGTCGATCACGATCCGCGACGAGTCCACCATGCGCGGCATCATGCTGCGCGTGTGGGAGCTGGTAAAGCATATGATCGAAGGCGGTCCGGTAGCGATCACAATCACCCGGCCAAGCCGATCAGCGGAAATGAACAAGAAGTTTCACGCCATGATCCGCGACATTGCCCAGCAGGTGACGTTTTTTGGCAAGCGCCGGTATGACGCCGAAGTGTGGAAGGCATTGCTTGTCGATCAGTTTGAGCAGGAGAAGGCCGCGATGGGTGAGCCATTGAGTCACCCGGGCCAGCTGATCACCAGCATGGACGGCCAGCGCACCATTACCGTTCGGCCATCTACGACCAAGTTCCGCAAGGCGGAAGCGTCAGAATTCATCGAATTTCTGTATCAGCAGGGCAGTGAGATGGGTGTGAACTGGAGCGAACCGGCACTTGCGATCTATGCCGAGTACCGGGAAGCGCAGGAAGGGAGGAAGGCGGCGTGAATCTCAAAACCAAACCATACCGCAACCGCAAGTGGCTGGCCGCCGTGGGCCAGTTGGATCAGTGCGTACTCTGTGGCGCCTGGGGTATCCAGGTCGCGCACCGCAACGAGGGCCGAGGCATGGGGCAGAAGAACGACGACAGCCTAACCGCTGCGCTCTGTCCCAGTTGTCACCATGAGATCGACAACGGCAACCACCTGAGCCGCGAGGAGCGCCGGGAGCGGATGGATCGAGCCATTGTGCTGACATTGCAGCAGCTAACACGGCGCGGATTAGTGGAGGTGGCGGCATGATTATAGCTATTGATCCCGGCGTCAGCGGCTGCATTGCTGTACTGAACGAACTGGACGGCACACTGATTGACCATCAGCACACGCCAACCGTGAAGATGGGTAAACGCAACCGTGTCAATGCAGCCGCTCTGGCTGGCTTTCTGCAGCAGTACAAGGGTGCGCACCACTGCTACATCGAAAAAGTTGGCGCAATGCCGGGGCAGGGCGTAGCCAGCATGTTCAGCTTCGGTCATGCCGCCGGGCTGGTGGAGGGTGTCGTGGCCGGTATGCAAGTGCCTATGACGCTGGTCACGCCGCAGTCTTGGAAGAAGCACCACGGTCTAATCGGCAAAGACAAGGATGCCAGCCGTACCCGCTGCATCCAGCTGTACCCAGAATGCCGGGAGCTGGATCTGAAGGCGAAAGGGCAGGCGCTTGCTGATGCCGTCCTGATAGGACTGTACGGGATGGCGCATGGATAGAGATCAGCGAGAACACTTTCTCGACTGCCTCGCTCGCTGGGTAGCCCGGCAGCCACGGCAGCGGCAGGAATCCTGGGCGAAGAAGCAAAGCCAGCAGATGCGCGATGAGATACGTGAACGGATCATTAAGCAACGAAGAGAGCAGCATGGACCCTGATCAGTGCGTGGCGAGCCGACAGAAAACGCTGTGCGTTTACATCCTGGCCGGTGATCAGTGTTATCGCATGATTGCGCCTGCGCATGTTGTTGCGTCTGTGCTGGGGCTGAAGTGGGATACCGTGAAAAAGCGACGACTCCGAGGCTCGCCATGGTCGGAATCTTTTTTGCCGATATCCGCTACCGGTGTTGAACGCAGAACTCAGGGACATAGCATTCATGGCTGACACGTAACGGATAGGGATCGAAAGCATGTCCAATCAGATGGCCCACGACATGATTATTGAGGCAGGGAAGGCGGCCCCGCCAGTAGCTGTAGCGGGCGGTCATTTCCTGCTGGGGATACCGCTGGCTGACTGGGTGGCTATCTTTACGCTGGTGTATCTCTTCGGCTCAATCGGTCTACTCATCCCTAAATACCGGTGCCAGTTTGTAGAGTGGCGCAAAGCACGCAAAAAGCGGGGCGGTAGCCGTGATTAAGAAGCGTTTGGCTGTTGCATCCTTGGGCGCTGCACTTGCCGTGGCCGCGCCTCTTGTTAGCTGGTACGAGGGTAAGCGGAATAGCGCCTACCTGGATGCCGTGGGAATTCCGACCATCTGCTATGGCCATACCGGTACCGCTAAGATGGGCCAGACACTGACCGATGCGGAGTGTGATGCTCTACTGGAGCAGGATCTCGGGACGGCATTCGCGGCAGTGGACCGGCACACCAAGGTTGAACTGCCGATAGAGCGCCGAGCCGCGCTGGCATCGTTTGTATTCAATGTCGGGGAAGGGGCGTTCAAGAACTCGACTCTACTGCGCAAACTGAATGCCGGTGATACTGTCGGTGCCTGTAAAGAGCTGGACCGCTGGGTGTATGCCGGTGGACAGGTACTGCCTGGACTGGTCAAGCGCCGGGCAACCGAGCGGGAGTTGTGCGAGGTAGGGCTGTGATCAGTATTCGGGCAATCGCCGCGTTATCTGTGTGCGCTCTGTGCTTCGGAGCAGGGTGGCAGGTCGCAACATGGCGTTTCGCAAGCGTACAGGCGCGAAATGAAGCCGCCGAAGCCGCAAGACAGGCCGAAAACCGCCGTCTGGTGGCGGAAATGGCAAAGGCCACTCAGGAAGCGATCAGTCAAATCCGCATCGAGAACCGCACCATCTACCAGAAAACCCGCCAGGAGGTGATCCGTGATCCGGTCTATATCGATTGTGTTGTGCCTGCTGACGGCAGCCGGTTGCTCAACGAAGCCCGGGCAGCCGGAAACGATCGACTCCGCACTGATGGCACCGTGCCCGCCAATGCCGATGATCCCGACCCAGGATGACGGCAAGATCCAGATGGGCGAGCTCACCCTGTCGGACGTTGAGCTGGTAGGCATGTATACCGAGTGCGCTATGGGCAAACTTGGGTTGATCAAAGCAGTGGAGAGCATGACTCATGAATAACGGCATGATAAAGACGAACAAGCAGCTGGTACTGGAAGCCGTTGAAGACTTGCACCGTCTAGAACAGATTGTCACCCGAGAAACACTGGCGAATCATACGGGGTTGAAGCTGAGTGTGATTGACGATCGTCTGAAAGCCTTAGTAGCAGATGAGCGCATTGTGCGAGTACAGCGTGGCGTATTCGTGCCAGTGGCTCAGCACCCGCCGGCACGCCAGATCAGCCACACGGAATTGCCTGATGGCACGGTTGTGCTGGATATTGGTGATGAAGTGTTGCACCTGACGCCCCGTGAAGCACGGACCTTAGGTGCCATGCTGGGTGGCAGGGCGATGCAAGCCGCCCAAATTGACTTGGGTAATGCGGCAGTCTTCGCAAATGCTGAACTTTCAGCGCGGCTCCGTCAGCTTGAGCGCATAATTGCACAGGCTGATTTACCCATCGCCAGTTAATCCCCTCCTGTAGAGTTCGACCCTCTATCATCATGCCGGGATCATTCTCGGCATGACCATTTCAAAGCAGGGCGATAAGCCCGCCACCACAAAAGCCAAACGAAAGACGCATGACTGGGAGCGCATAGAGCTTGATTATCGGGCTGGTGTGAAGAGTCTGCGTGAGATTGGCGCTGATCACAGCATATCCGAAGGCGCTATACGCAAGCGTGCCAAGCGTGATGGCTGGACCCGAGACCTTGCCCAGAAGATCCAAAGCAAAGCGGATGAGTTGGTACGCAAGAGTGAGGTACGCACCGAGGTACGCACCGATTGCGCTGTTTCTGAGCGCGAAACCATTGAGGCCAATGCTTCTGCCGTTGCCCAGGTAAAGATTGCTCATCGGGGCGATATCCGCCGCTCCCGGGCAATCACAATGTCATTGCTGGAAGAGTTGGAGCAACAGACTGTCGCAGAGCAGGTTGCGCTACTGGAGCAGCTTGGAACGATCATGCGTGATGAAGATGAGCGCGGCGTAGACAAGCTGAATGATTTGTATCACAAAGTCATTTCTCTTCCTCAACGTGCCAAGACGATGAAGGACTTGGGCGAGTCCCTGCGAGTACTTATCGGGCTTGAGCGGCAGGCTTTTGGCATGGATGACAAGGACACCGCCCCGGCCGATGGTCTGACCACCTTGCTGAACGGTATCGCAAAGCAGAGCAACAGCGCATTCATGCCGATCACCGATGACCCCGAGCTGCCACCGGAGCCGACTGGCAGCAGCCTGGCGATCAGCAGAGGTGAGCATGACGACTGACGCCGCCGTGATCGATGAGCCGTTGATTGAGTTGCCGACTGATGCAGAGGAGTTGGCCCGATGCCTGGCTGATCCCGAGTGGCGACTGTTCTCGGGCTGTCTGTACAAGATCATGGTCAAAGGTGATGACGAGAGCAGTGAATCGTTTGTGCTGCCATTTAAGCCCAATGCCGCCCAGTGCCGTTTTATTCGCCGACTCTGGCACCGAAACCTGATCCTGAAAGCACGACAGTTGGGGTTCACGACCCTGATTGCTGTGGTCTGGCTGGATCACGCGTTATTCAATGGCAACCAGCGTTGCGGCATCATCGCCCAGGACCGCGAAGCCGTGGAAACCATATTCCGCGATAAGGTCAAATTCGCCTACGAAAACCTGCCTGACGAGATCCGTGCCCGATTCCCGCTGGCCCGTGATAGCGCCGTTGAATTGCTGTTTGCACACAACAACAGCAGCGTCCGAGTGGGTACATCAATGCGATCCGGCACCATTCACCGGCTCCATATCTCTGAGTTCGGCAAGATCTGTGCAAAGTACCCCGATAAGGCCAAGGAAGTGATCACTGGTTCCATACCGGCCGTGCCGCTGACCGGCGTGACCGTGATCGAGTCCACCGCCGAAGGTCGAGAGGGCGAATTCTTCAAGATGGTGAGCGTTGCCGAGAAGAATCACGCAAGCCGCAAGCTACTGACCAGCCGTGACTACCGACTGCACTTTTACGCTTGGTGGATGGAGCCGCGATACCGTATGGACTCCCGAAAGGTGTTGATGACACCCGAGGATCACGCTTACTTCGACCAGGTTGAGCTGCGCGTTGCAGAGGATATGGGGCAGCAGGTCACTATCGACCCCGACCAGCGAGCCTGGTACACGGCCACCAAGCAAGCCGACTTCAGTGGCGCCGATGAGAAGATGTGGCAGGAGTATCCGTCTTTCCCGGCCGAAGCCTTCCAGGTGTCCACCGAGGGCAACTACTACGCCAAGGATATGCTGCAACTGCGCAAGCGTGGCGGTATCACCCGTGTGCCAGCGTTGGATCTTCCGGTTAACACGTTCTGGGACATTGGTCGCAGTGACGGCTGTGCGATCTGGTTCCATCAGGAACTGAGGGGCGAGGATCGCTTTATCGGCTACTACGAGGCCCACGATGAGGACTTGAGGCACTACGTTGCCCACCTGCGCGAGCGAGGCTTTCTGTTCGGTACCCACTATCTACCCCATGACGCTGATCACAAGCGACTGTCTGATTACAACAAATCGACCCGCGAACAGCTGCAGGAGCTGATGCCAGGAGAGCGCTTCGTCATTGTGCCCAGGGTAACGGAGCTGATGACCGGTATCTATGCGACCCGCAAGCACATGAAGGGCTGTTTCATTGACGAACTGCAGTGTGCGGAAGGGATTTCGAGGCTTGAAGGGTACCGCAAGCGCTTTAGCCGCACCGACAACCGGTACATCGACCAACCAGACAAGAGCAACGGCTGCACCGAGGGCGCAGACGCTTTCCGGCAGTGGGCGCAAGCGAAGGAGCTGAACATGCTGCAACACGCAGTCATTGATTATGAAGAAGCCGAGGCACCGGACTGGCGGCTATGAGGATGACGACAATGCAACGACCAGACACCAAACCGAAGGGTGTAGAGCAGGACAAGGCAGGCGGAACGCTGACGTTCGAGGAGTACAGCGACCTGTTTGCCGAGATCGAGGAACAACCGCACTGGCGATCAGTGGCCGACAAGGAGATGGATTACGCTGACGGCAACCAGCTGGACAGCGAACTTCTAAGGCGCCAAGCCGAGCTGGGTATTCCACCGGCGATTGAGGATCTGATCGGCCCGGCATTACTGTCCCTTCAGGGGTTCGAGGCCAGTACGCGCACTGACTGGCGGGTGACGCCCAACGGGGAAACAGGCGGGCAGGATGTTGCTGATGCGCTGAACTACAAGCTGAACCAGGCTGAGCGCGAATCCAAGGCTGACCGGGCCTGTTCCGATGCCTTCCGGCCGCAGATCGCCGCCGGTTTGGGCTGGGTAGAGGTGCGCCGGGAGAAAGACCCGTTCAAATACCCGTATCGATGCGCAGCCGTCCACCGCAACGAGATCCACTGGGATATGAAGGCCAAGGAGCCGGATCTGTCCGATGCAAGATGGCTGTGCCGCCAACGGTGGCTGACCGCTGACCGTATCGCACTGGCGTTCCCGGACCATGCCGAGCTGATCGAGACAATGGGCGTTCACGGTGGTGACTGGTGGGCAGACAGCAGTACGGCCACAATTGAGGGCGGCACAAGTACCGGGCTGCAGAACGCATGGAATCAGGCGAGGGCATGGACGCACCACGAGCAACGGTGGTACGACCAAAGCAGCAAGGAAATGTGTCTGGCTGAAGTCTGGTACCGCCGTTGGGTGTCTGTGCCGGTCATCAAAACCCCGGACGGAAGGGCCGTTGAGTATGACGAGAACAACCTGAACCATGCCGTTGCCGTTGCCAGTGGTGCAGCCAAGGTGGTGAAAGCGATCGTTGCACGGGTGCGCCGTAGCTACTGGCTCGGGCCGCATATGCTGGATGATGGGCCGAGTCCCTATCCGCACCGGCAGTTTCCGTATGTCCCATTCTGGGGCTTCCGTGAAGATGGTACCGGCGTGCCATACGGCTACGTTCGGGGCATGAAGTACGCCCAGGACAGCCTGAACAGCGGATTGAGTAAGCTGCGTTGGGGTATGAGTGTAGCCCGGGTTGAGCGCACCAAAGGCGCTGTTGCCATGACCGATGCCCAGTTGCGCAAACAGGTGGCACGGCCGGATGCCGATATTGTGCTGGATGCAACGCACATGGCGCAGCCTGGCGCCCGGTTCGAGGTCAAGCGTGACTACCAGCTGTCCGACCAGCATTTCCAGATGCTCAACGACAACCGGCAGGCCATTGAGCGAGTGAGCAATATCACAGCGGGTTTCATGGGTAAGCAAGGCACGGCAACTTCCGGTCTGCAGGAGCAGACGCAGGTAGAGCAGAGTAATCAGGGCTTGGCACGTATCATGGACAACTTCAGGGAGGCGCGTACACAAGTTGGCAACCTGCTGATGGCGCTGATCATTGAGGACTTGGGAGACCAGCCGCAGACTGTGATCATCGAGGGTGACGCAGTGCGCGAGGACCGCACCGTGGTGATCAACAAGCCGGAGGTTGACCCACAGACCGGCGTTGCCTACCTGTCCAACGACCTGCAACGCACCCGACTCAAGGTGGCATTGGAGGATGTACCGAGCAGCAGCAGCTACCGAGCGCAGCAGCTGGCGGCAATGTCTGAAGCCGTCAAGTCACTGCCGGCCGAGTATCAGGCTGCAGTGCTGCCGTTCATGGTGTCGTTGATGGATGTTCCGTACAAGCAGGATGTTGTGGAAGCTATCAGGCAGGTGCGGCAGATGCCGACACCAGAGGAGATCGAACAGCAGACTCAGCAGGCGGTACAGCAGGCGCTGAAAGATGCCGGAAACGAGCTGAAGGAGCGTGAGCTGGTCATCAAAGAGCGCAAGGCTGACAGTGAAATGAAGAATTTGGACGCCAAGGCAGTTCAGATCGGTGTTCAAGCAGCGTTCTCTGCAATGCAGGCAGGCGCACAGATCGCACAGATGCCGCAGATCGCCCCGATCGCTGACGAAGTGATGAAGGGCGCAGGCTACCAGATGCCGAATCCGGCAGGCGTTGATCCCAACTTCCCGGTACCTGGCCAGCCGGTCATACCGATGGATCAGGGCATGCCAGCTGAGACGATGCCGACCGAGGAGCCGGTACCCACTGAACTCGACCCCGCCATGATGAATGCCCGGGCCAACACAAGCCCAGGCTTCCCGCCGGTACCGCAAGAGGCCGAACAGGGTATGCGCGGCATCGAAACCCCGGTCACGGACGATAACCTACCGGCATAAGCCACTCAGCGCAGGGATGCGCGCCCCCCTGTAGGGTTGGAGCCATTTCAACCCTACTCATATTCTCACTCTGCGCCGAAAGGCAATGGGCAACTGCCCACACACCCCTGAACCCTATGCGGCCACGGCGATATGTGGCGGGAAAAGGTATGACGATAAACCAAGACGAGTTTTTCCAGAATCTTGATGCAGAAAACATCACGCCAGAGCAGGCGGCTCAAATGCTTGAGTTTGGGCTGGAGGGCGATACCGGCAGCGTGCCGGAACTGGAGAGCGAGACGCCCGACGCTCCCACTGAACAGGTAGATGCTGTCGATCAAGAGGCAAGTGAGATTGAAGAGGCGGCAGGGCAGGCCGAACCTGATCCGGTACTACTGGCAAAGGACGGCAAGCATACGATTCCCTATGAAAAGCTGGTTGAAGCGCGGGAAGGTGAACGGCATTGGAAAGCACAGGCAGAAGCGGCAGCCGCAGAGCTGGAACGACTCCGCGAGCAGGCCCAGACCCGAGCTGATGCAGGCGAAGCGCCAACCGCAACCGACCAGAATGCGGCAATTGCACAAGAGGCTATTGATCAGGGGATCGATCCAGATCTGTTTGGGGATTTCTCCGAGGAGGATCTGGCAAAAGGCGTGATGAAGCTCATCGATCAGCGGCTGCAGCAGCAAACGCAAAAGATGACTGAGCAGCAGTCCCGTGACGCAGCCGCTAAAGCGCACTACGACACGATCTACAACGCACACCCTGATGCCGATTCGATTATCGAGAGCAAGGAGCTGGCCGAGTGGATAGCCACACAGCCTGGCCATGTGAAGCTCGGTATCGAAACTGCCCTGAGTACGGGAAGCGCTCAGCAAGTCGTTGAAGTGTTCACTGCCTTCAAACAATCCACTGGAAAGGCACAGCCGGCCGAAGATATTCGGGCCAAAGCAAGGCAAGCCGCTGAGTCCGCACGGCAAGAGCCGCCTGTCAGTCTGTCCGATATCCCGGGCGGACGCGCAAGCGGGGCAACGCTGGAGGAGCAGGTGGCCGGTCTTGATGGGACTGATTTGCTTGAGCGTATGCAAGATATGTCGCCTGAGCAGATTGAGTCCCTACTGAATCGACTCATTTGATAGCTCCAGGAGGGCAGCATGTCTGCTAACAAGACACACGCCAAATACGGCGATCCGAAAAACATGGTGCAGCAGGCTGCCGGTCTGTTTGCTACCCACATGCAGCGCAACACAACGCTGAACCGACTCACCGGCAAAATGCCGAAGGGTCAGGCCGGTGCAGAGGCTACGCTGCGTAAACAGACCAGCCAGCACATGCCGATTGTGCGCTGCCAGGATCTTGGCAAGGGCCGTGGTGACGAGGTGACTTTCCACCTGCTGAACCCTGTTGGTGCCAAGCCGATCATGGGCAGCCGCTACGCTGAGGGCCGAGGAACCGGCCTGAGTATCAGCGAAGATCGCTTGCGTGTGGATCAGGCACGCTTCCCTCTTGATCTGGGCGATGCTATGACCAGCATCCGCTCCCCCGTTGAGTTCCGCTCGCTGGGACGACCGGCAGCGCAAAACCTGATGGATCGCTATATCGACCAGTCTTTGCTGGTTCACATGGCGGGTGCGCGTGGCTACCACAACAACATCGAGTGGGTGGTACCGACCGACAAGGACGCGGATTTCGCATCCATCATGGTGAACCAGGTCAAGGCGCCGACCAAGAACCGCCACTTCATTGCCGACAACGGCGCAATTAAGGAGTTCGGCGTCAATGCGGGTGCGGTGGATCTGACCACCGGCGACCTGATGAACATGGACGTGATCGACTCTGTGCGTACCGTGATGGATCAGATTGCACTGCCGCCCCCTGTCGTTAAGTTTGAAGGCGACAAGGCTGCAGACGACTCCCCGCTGCGTGTAATGCTGGTATCCCCGGCTCAGTACAGCTCCTTTGCGACTGATCCGAGCTTCCGTCAGTTGCAGGCATCCTCTATGGCCCGTGCCAACCAAGCGAACCAGCATCCGCTGTTCCTGGGTGAGGCCGGTCTTTGGAATGGTGTGCTGATCGTGAAGATGCCGAAGCCGATCCGCTTCTACGCTGGCGACACCATCAAGTATTGCGCGGCGCGTGACAGCGAGACTGAAAGCGCGTGCGTGGTGCCGGATACTTTCGGTACCAACTTCGCAGTGGATCGCGCACTGCTGCTGGGTGGTCAGGCGGTTGCTGAAGCACTGGCGGCACACAAGCAGTCCTCAATCCCGTTCTTCTGGTCTGAGAAAGAGCTGGATCACGGCGATAAGGTTGAGCTGCTGCTGGGTGCGATTCGTGGTGTATCCAAGATTCGCTTTGAAGTGGATACCGGTGAAGGCAAGGAGATCACCGATTACGGCGTGACTGCCATCGACACCGCTGTGCCGATCATCGGCGCTCGCAAGTAATGCCATTGGGCGGTCTAACCGGCCGCCCTGTATGCGACTGATCAGGAGATAGTGATGGCTAAAGTAGCGATCAACCAGTACCACAACCGCCAGTTTGGTGGTTTCACGCCGTATGGCAACACAACTGCACTGCCGTTTGAGCTCAAGACCGATTCAACAGGCGCTGCAATCAACGCAGACTCCACCTCCGCACTGGCTAACGGTGATGTGGTGGATCTTGGTGCGCTGCCGGAAGGTATGCGTCTTGATGATGCCTCCCTGTTCGTGACCACCGGCATGACCGCCACGGTGACTGGCAGCCTGGGCTTTATCTATGAGGACGGAGTGGATTCAGCCGAAGTACCGCAGGATGCGGCTTACTTCTTGTCTGCCGCTGACGTTGCGACCGCCGGCCGTCTGCGTGCCACTGGCTCCAAGCTGGTGACACTGCCAAAGCCTGCCCGTCTGGTGCTGACCGTTGGCACTGCTGACAACGCCAAGGCGAGTGAGCTGCATGTAGTCGTGACCGGCGAGCTGACCGGCCCACGTTGATGCCATAGGCGGCCATAGCGCCGCCTTCTTTTCGAGGTACAGCATGAGCAAACCAACCGTAGCGATTGAATTTATCGGGCCGCGTGATGAATGGATCGAGCGCCGATACAAGTCTGGCCTGACGTTCAAGCCCGGGCAGATCCGCAGCGTGCCGGTAGAGCTGGCCCGTAAGCTGTTGCGCCACAACGACCTTTTTGCAGAGGCCAAGCTGGGTGGCGAGGGTAATGCGCCTGACACTGACGACACGGCTGAACTGCTGGCTGATGCCGCAGCGCGTAATGCTGAGGATCAGTCTGCGCTTGAGGAGCGCCAGGGTATTGTTGATCAGGTAATGACAATGGACAAAGAGGCATTGGCCGAGTTCGCCTTTACCCGGTACCAGCAGACCGTGAACAAGCGCCGTTCCGTTGAGAATCTGCGTGAAGAAGTTATCGGTTACGTTGATCAATTCGGTGTCGTATGAACCTTGAGGCCATGATCCGGCAGTACCGTGTGGCGGCCCACGATACAGTTGAGCCTTACTTCTTTGCGGATGATGACCTGATTCCGTTGTTCAATGAAGCGCAGCATGAGGCTGTGACAAGAGGCAGACTGATTCATGAAGCCCAAGACCCTGCGGTGTGCGAAATCGCTGTAACAGCAGGACAGGCGGTGTATCCGCTGCATCCAGCTCTGTACGAGCTAACGCATATCCGTCTTGAGCAGCAGGGCAGCCACCGGAGCCAGTCGATCAGGCTATCCTCAACGGAGGAGCTGGATAGCGTCTTTCCACAATGGCGGGAGATCACGGGGCGGCCGGAGTACGCGGTCCAGGATGATACAGCACTGCGACTGGTACCTATTCCAGAAGCTGACGGTACGCTGAAGGTGGAGGGTTATCGGCTGCCGCTGTCAGAAATGACGGACGTTGCAGACGAACCCGAGATCAACGCGGCACACCACCGGCACCTGCACCAGTGGGTTCTGTTCAGAGTGTTCAGCGTACCGGATGCCGAAGTGTTCGACCCAAGCCGTGCCGCACTGGCTGAATCCGAGTTCACCCGATACTTTGGATTGCGGCAGGACTCAGATTTGCGCCGCATCGTGCGCGAAGACGAGCCGCACCACGTTAAAGCCTTCTTCGTGTGACCCTGCAGCGCACGGCCCCCTATAGGGTTGGCTGCGCTGCCATTTCCTACCCGACAATGCGCCATGTAACCGATTCCCATGCCAAAGGCAGGAGATACCGCACATGGCTAATACCCTTTTCGACTTTGCACGCCAGCGCTTCCTTGAGGCGCAGATCAACTGGATGACCGATACCATCAAGTGCATTCTGGTGGATACCGGTGCCTACACGCCTCAGACCGCCGTTCACCAGTACCTATCTGACATTCCGACCTCTGCTCGCATTGCAGGCCCGGTAACGCTGACCAACAAGGCAACTACCGGCGGCGCTGCCGATGCGGCCGATTGCACATTCACCAGCGTGAGTGGGGCGAGTATCGAGTCCATCGTGATCTACTCCGACACCGGTACCGAGAGTACCAGCCCGCTGATCGCCTATATCGACACGGCTACCGGCCTTCCTATCACGCCGAACGGCGGGGACATTACCCCGTGTGGTCAGAAAGACCACTAAACAAAGGTGCCCCCCAGACCGTTGCGGCCTTTGAGGCTGGGGGTGGATCGCGTGAAAACGGTGAACATCTCGACAGAGACAATACCGTGCCAGGCCCGAAAGGGCGGGGTGTAACGACTATCCCGAAAGGGAGTAGGGCCAAGCGGCCCGAAGCGCGCGACAGCAGCCGCACTTGGCTGAAGAGATAGTCTGCTCTACATAGCGATATGTAGCTGCCAAATGGAATTGGCGGGAATGGAAGTAGCGAGCCATTCCGAACGTTCGGCATAGTGACCTGGGACAACGGCACAAATAAAATATTCAAGGTGTGAGGGTGTATTAACATGGGACAGTAGTGCCGCTGAATGATATAATTTACCTGAGATTTTGAATCACAGGGGGATCAATTATGGCGGCATTACGCTCATTGCCTGATAGAGAGTGCAGTCATTGCGGTAAGGTATTTCGGCCCAAGAGAGCTGAGCAATCCTATTGCTGCAAAGAATGCTGGTACGCAACAACAAGAAAAAACCTGAAGAGCTGCGAATGCTGCGGCATAGAGTTCAAGGCAAAGTATGCGCAGCAGAAATACTGCAGCGTTCAATGCAAGGCCAAAGGAACATCAAAAGACAAGACGTGTGTATGTGCCGTTTGTGGCAGCACGTTTGAAAGGCCGCATGGAAAGACCCGGGCCTATTGCTCTGTAAAGTGCTCTGGTAAGGCAAGAAGGATGGGGATGAAGAAGCCCGAGATCACGCTTGATGCCAGAGTTGTTGCAGACAAGATCCGATCAACAGGTGGATACATCATGGTAAGGCGTGACGGCAAGAAAGTCATGGAGCACCGCCTTGTCATGGAGCAAGTGCTTGGCCGCCCACTCAAAAAGTCAGAGCGCGTCCACCATAAAAACGGCAAGCGTGACGACAACCGGCCCGAGAACCTTGAGCTTTGGACCGGTGTCGGGACAAGCAGGAAAGACCCGCATGGTATCAGGATGGTGGACAAAGTGATTGACCTGCTGGATTCGCTGACGCCAGCCGAGAGGCGCAAAGTCGAGAAACGCATTAAGGAGCTGAATGAATGAGCCAGAAGCCTCCACCGATCAAAGTTTCTGCCCAGGGCATTGAAGCCAATCCAGTGACCATGAATGAGCCGGTACCGGTGATTGACTGGCGGGCACTGGCCGCACTGCCGCCGTTCCAGATGTTCGTCCATGAGCGCAGCCCCTGTCCGCCGGATGGCGACTCGGAACGCTGGACGATCCAGTATGTCGAGCGGTTCGTGCGCGAAGTGGATGCCGAAACCCTGCTGGAGAAGTACAAGCAGTGGCACGCGGATAAAGGCTATTGGCCGAACGAGAGCTGCATGGGTGAAGCGATATGAAAAAGCTGATTTATACAGGCTCGGGAAATGGTGTTAACGCTGCATCATTCAATCTGCTCGATGGCGCCCCCGCTTCTTTTGATAGCGTAATTGGAACAGCATCTCCAATTTTTTCGTATAGCAGTGGATACAAACCATTCGTTGCCATTACACCTGATGCAACACGCTGCGTAATCAGCAACTACCAATATCTTTCAGTTTTTTTGGATATTGAAGATCTGAATACCTACACAACACCGAGCGTTCCGCCAGGTGTTGGTTATCTTTGCCAATGCACGGCCAGTAACGATTTAATCGCAACGGGTGGCTCCAGCGGCGCAAAACTGATGGTGTACGCTTGGGCAGACCTGAGCGTTCAGGCAGTTAACACGCAAGGGCTGGGGACTGTTTATGGTGTGTCATTCAGCCATGATGGGTCAATGCTTGCGGTCGTACATTCTTCGTCCCCGTATTTGCGAGTGTATAACACCAATGATTGGTCTTATGCTGACGTGTCGGGAAATGTCGGGGCAGGCAAATATCATGTGTGCTTTACAGCGGATGATAGCCTGATCTTCTGTTGTGGTAACGGCTATCCTTATTATGTAGCGGCGGTAGATGCGGCAACGATTTCAGTCGTGAACACCTACACGGATTCCAATAACAATTATGTTGATAGGACGGCTGGCGGGATAATACCCAACCCGAATAAGAGTAAATCAGTTGTTTATTGGTATGGCGCTGCCAGCAGCAGCCGCAGGCAAGTTGGTGAGATTGATTATGAGGCAGGCACCGAGACGGATATATGGCCATATAATGGTTGGGGTACAAGGCAAGTAACGCACTGCTGTTTTGATGCTGCGTCAAACCAGCTGTTGGTTAAAGCGTATAGATCGTATGGGGATGCTGGTCTAAATGTGTTTGATGCAACAACATGGGAGCAGTACCCATCTAATCCTGCGTTCGATATATTGCCCGATGGATATGGGCACATGGCGATCGCGCAGAAGAATACTGGCCGATTAACAGGCACCGTGCGCGACATCAGCAATAATCCCGCAAAGCGAACAGTCAGGGCGCATGACAGGGCAACAGGGGTACTGTTGGCACAAGTTGAATCTGACGCAACAACCGGCAACTATTCAATGGATCTGCCAGACGCAAGCCCTTGCGATGTTCAGTTTATGACAGAGGATGGCGAACAGCTAAACGATCTTTTCTTTGCCAATGCCATGCCTGAGCTTGTGCCGTAAGCGATGAGCTACAGTGCGCCGATTGCCATGATCAACCCTACATGGCTTGGCTCTGACAGCTACCCGGCACCGGCTTCAACCATTGCGGCATTCTGGGGAAGTAACCCGAGATATCTCGCAGCAGAGGGCGTGCCTTGTCCGCCTGTCGAGTCTGTTTTACTGAAATGGACTGAGATTGCGGCGACGCAAGGGATCGCACCAGGTGCTGTAGCTGATTGGATGACAATCGGCAGGGCCGGTGATTACCTTCCACAACAGTTCGTTATCAATGCAAGCTGGGTAGGTGCTGATCAGTACAGCAGCCCTCAATTCGGTATCACGGCAACCTGGGCCAACCTCACCTACATATCGCCTCTTGGTATTCAGGACGAGCCAGTTCCTGAACCTATCCTCACATGGACTGAAACCATACGGCCCCAGGGTGCGAACACATCCCTGATTCAGGGCAAGATATACGTTCTACACCCGTGGGAATACGCTTTCCCTGAGTGGGTGCTTGACGCAAACTGGGTGGGGAAAAAGTCCGACTACAACCCCGCTCAATGGGTGTTGAATGCTGCGTGGACGCTGCCCGCAGAAGAATCTCAGGTACCTGTAACGGGATGGGATTCACTTGAGCTTTCAACGCCGTCTGTTAAGCGGATGCTTGAATTTGTTTCGCCTCAGGGTCTACCGCCAGAAGGTATTGGCGCCCATCATAATGTGCGACTTGCAGCGCACGGCATTCATCCATCCGGTCTTGTTGAAACCTATTACGGACACCCTGTTCTCTACAACTATCTGTCATTCCTGTGGGCGCACGACTGGAAGTCTGACGCACACGGAAAGCCTGCCGTACTTGGTGGCGTCAAGCATGTAGACGTATCGGGGCGTGATCAGGCGAGTTATGGCCGGGCGCTTGTAGTAAACACCACCGCAGACCAGTTCGTGACGGTTAAAGGGATGCCCTGGCTCGGTGCGGGGAGTCCAAATGTATCACCGCGCATGGTGTACCCGTCGAGCATTTACGGCACGGCTATCAGCGGCCCACTGGTTCAATTCCCGCCACGTCCTCAAGGCTGGGTTTCGTCAAGGTTTGGCGATCCTGAGATTGATTTTTGGACTACCTTTGTTGAGCCTCAAGGCCTAGGCACTGGTGAGATTATTGGATACCCTAAAGTCTTTGACCCGACCCGCAGGGTGTATCCCGGCCTTGTACTTGGAACAGGCATCTTCGGTGATGTGTCAGCTCGAAACTTATCAGCCTTCATTTACCCGTATGGGCTTTACGCCTTTGAAGGTTCAGATTGGGCGGAGTTTCGCAGCAATAGGCGGTATGTTCCGGCTGCAGGTTTTGATGCGCTACTGTCCGGTGAAACCAGTATCCGCAACAAGACGCCCTCAATCATTCCTGATGGTGTCGAGCCGTTAACACCAGTCTCTCAGTTTATCTCTTTCCGCATCCGGTACATCTACGGCAGGGGATCAGATCAGCTGGCAATAGGGACAGCAAAGGTCACGCAGCCGCCTTCGATCTCACCGGCTGGCATGGCAGGGTTAACCGGCAGCCCTACTGTTTGGCACCGAATCCGAACGCTGTTTGCCTCCGGCAAGAATGCCGACCTTCATGGCGCGCCTTCAATCTGGTTCAGGTACCGCCACATCGAGCATGAAGGCAAGGACCAGAGCCGGTACAGCAAGCCGCTTATTGAGCACGGACGCCGCTACATGTTGGCGTTTGGTTCGCAGCTTGACCGGCACGGAAGGCCGATGCTTTCAAATGCTGACAGGCAGATTGAACCCAGGAGCATATTCACTGAGTTTGCGACCGGCCACATGGTAGGCGGCACCCGCATCCTGTTGCCGATAGGGTTTGATGCTGCGCGATTTGGTACCCGTGTCATTCCACCAATCACGACCGTCTATCCGCTTGGCTTTACCGGCCTGTACGGGCAGGCGCTGGCATACAACAGCCTGCAAACGGTTCTGCCTGATAGCGCGAAGTGGGCGCAACCGGCTGACCGCTGGGGCAAGGTCAGTATCTGGAATCTTCGCCAGTACATCACAATGTACTTCGACCCAGACAGTCAGCTTAACCCCCCTCGCTGGCCGCAGTGGACTGCCATAGAGAACCGGACAAAGAGCCTGAGAACCACAGGGCAGAACGCTGCCCGTATTGGCGATCAGCAGGTGTTTAATGCTGCCAGGCCGATACTGCCGGAAGGGATTGATGGCCTAACCATTAACGAATCCAGCATGGTTGCAATGCGTTACCGACTGCTGCGCATTGAAGGCATGGAGGCGCCCTACATTTCATCATGGTCTGTTATCGCCAATGATGCGATGGTGGTCAGACCTGAAGGCTTCAGTGATCAGGCCGGGGATCAGCACACTGTCGAGAACACGCGCCGGTATTACAACTGGATTGGCGGCTATGATGCTGCCGTGCTGGGATACCCGATGGTGGCGGATCGCATCCGAGAGTTGTCTATCGAGAAGCGATACAGCATTGATGCGCCCAGAATTGAGCCTCAGAACGTCAAGCTATACACCCGCTATGTGGATGGTATCGGCTACGATTCAAGCGGCATAGGGCTTGCCTCACTGACAATTCGCTTCAACCGGATAACGCCTCGCTGGACGCTGCGCAACGACTACGGCTATCCGCGTGTTCACAATGTTACGCCCGAGCTGGGCACCCGTGGCCGGGCCTCAGATGAATTTGGCGATACGCATGTACGCCTTGAATGGCGTCCTATCAATATGGACGGGGCAGTTACGGCGCTGTTCGGCAGGGCATCTATCGCGGATCGAGACAGGACGATACCGATTACTGGCATCCGGGCGCTTTCGTTTGGCGACAAGTTAACAGTTATCAGAACAGGGGCGCCGCCGTATTCGCTGCAGACAATCAGCCTTGATTCTGAATATGAGCCTGACGGAACACCCATTGGCGAAGGCTACGGCATTGAGCCGCCCAAGGACGAGACAAACCGGCAGGTGCCGATGCCTGTTATCAACCAACAGGTGATCTATGTGCAGCAGGAAGATCCAGCTACCAAGTTTGGCGGCCACCTTGTCGAATCAAACTCTATCCGTGTCGAGCCAGGGTATTACGAACTGAACATTGGCGAGCCGTATGTTGGCCTGAAGGTGCGAAGCCTGCTGGTTGAGCCATTCCCGAACGATGAGGTATTCGAGCCGGAGCGGGTTAGAGTGTCACCGCACACGATATACGCCATGACCGAGGCTACGCAGCAGGCAAAGATAAACCACCCTGTAGGAACTCCAGGGCTACACCCTATTGACGGCTACCGCAGGACTCCGACTGCCGTATTCGGGCGAGCGGCCGTAACGCTGCGACACCGAACCATAGTAACCCGTCGCAATGGATACACCGAGATATTTGTCGGGCGCCCTGATGTTCAGCTCGGAACCAACTACATTCTGCCTGATGGGTTCAATACGCTGCGTAACGGCTTCCATGAGGTACCCGGAACACGCGAGCTTGTGCAATTCGATTCTGAAAACATGGCGGTCTACGGCAGGCCAGAGGTTTGGCACTACGTCCCGCCAGGGCCGAGGGCAGTAAAACCAAAGGCGCTACTTGCAACCGAGTTCAGCAAGTCCCTGATTGAGCACCTCCACCGGCAGATCCACCCGCAGGGCCGTGACGCTGCATTGATGGGTACCCGCAAGTGGGGAGACGGCCCGTATATGTGGCAAGGGCTGCGCGTAGGGCCGCTGATGCCAACCATACCTGAAGGCATGGATCAGTCGGTCGTGCCTGAGCCGTGGGTTTCCAGGCGGGTGCGTGACGTTGTGATGGATGGATTCAATGCCTTTATCAGCGAGTACCAGCTGGAGGCTTTCGATCAGCGCATGAGGGTACGCAACGCCTACATGCCCGCACCGAAAGAGCAGGAGGTACAGGCCGCAGGATTTGAATTCGAGCAGGCAGGTACACCGGATATTAAACACGCCGTTCATTACATACGACCGGACGGTAACGCAAACCAATACCGCAAGGGGGCATTCTGATGCCGGATATTTCATTGATGCCAATTACCGGCATGAGCACCGAGATCGAAGATAAGCGACTCCACCAACAGGGCGATGCCCGGCGCCATTATGTGCGTGATGCTGTCAACGTGGATATCAACGCTTCCGGCGAGATACTGATGCGCAAAGGTGTGATGCTTGTCACAGACACGCCGTACCGGAACCTATGGCAAAGCCCATTGCATGGCGATACCTTTGCAACGCTGGGCGATGAATGGGTGCTGGTCAACCCCGATCAGTGGACGCATACCGTTCTGGCCGTTGTTGGCGAGGGTGACGCCTTCCATGCTGTGCTGAACAATCAGGTGGTGGTGGCTGCGCCTTCCGGCATCTTTGCCTTTGACGGGCAGCAGGCGCGGCGTCTGACGCTCGAAACACCAGCCGCCCCAATGGTGGGCGAGGGTAGCGGATCGCTGGCAGCAGGGCGCTACGGAGCCGCTGTCGCATGGCTGCGTGACGGGCAGGAGTCTGGTCTGTCTGAGATGACACAGATCACTCTGCCGGATAACGGATCGCTTGAGATTACCATACCCCTTTGCCTTGATCTGTCCGTGACCGGATACCGGCTGTACCTGACCGATCCTGATGGCGGGGAGCTGCGCAAAGAGCACGATTACCCGCTGTCAGTGACCACTGTTTCGATTACCACCATGCCGGATCTTGGAGGAACTGCGGCCTTCCGGTACCTGTCACCAATGCCGACCGGGAGCTTCCTTCACTACTGGCGTGGCCGCCTGATCAATGCGCGTGCAAACATTCTCAGGTTCTCGGAACCGCTGGCGTACCACCTTCACGATGAGCGTCACGGCTTCATCATTATGCCGCAGAGAATCACCTTTGTGCAGCCGGTGAGCGGCGGTATCTGGATTGGGCAAGTCGATCATGTAGCCTTCATTCAGGGCGCAACCCCAGACCAAATGACCGTTATGCGCAAAGCCTCACGCCCGCCGGTACCCGGTAGCGCAATCCAGCTCTCAGCCAATACAGCAGGCGAGATGGGGATTGCCGGGGATGGTGCGGCGCTTTGGCTGGCTGGCAATGGGTATGTCGTGGGTACCGCATCTGGCGAACTGGTAGAGCTACAGCGTGGCGTTATGGATGGTATCGCCGGGAATGCTGGCACCTCTGTAGAGTTGGAGCGGCGCATTGTTACAGCTGTATCGTGACGACTTATTCAGCTGAAAACAAACGGGGTACCCCAATGACTTTGCGTAATGAACTGGCGAAAGCCTTGAAGGATGACGTTTACGATATGACGGAGGAGGGTCTGTACTTCCCCCGCCAGGGCGTGATCGCATCAGGCGAATACTTTGATCGCGTGAACGGCGGCGCTTGGGAGATCAACAGCAACCTGATCGTGGACGAGGGTCTTGCTCACATCCTGAACGTGGCGCTTGGCGCAGCAGCTAAGCCTGCCAGTTACCATATCGCCCTGTTCAGTGGCAGTGCGGCACCGGCAGCCAACTGGACTGCAGCGAACTTTGCCACTGTTGCATCCGAAATTGTCAGCATGAGCGAAGGCTATACCAGCCCTACTCGCCCCGTATGGACGCCGACCGACACCAACGGCAACTCCATTGATAACATGGGCGCTGTTGCCAGCCTGACCATTGCCACTTCTTCGCAGCTGAACGTGACCGGCGCAGCCTTGCTCACCAACAGCTCAAGAGGCGGCACCACCGGCAAGCTGATCTCGGCCACCAAGTACACCGCTGCCCGAGTGTTTCAGGACGGTGATACCTATGATGTTGGCTACCGCCTCAGCCTGACGGTGTAACAATGCACCAGCCCCGCCCAAGAGGTGTATTGGCTCATGGCGCCGAGCCGACCGATGATGACAATGCCTTCATCGAGCTGACCGCCCGGCGCCTGACCAACCTGAAACACCTGTCAGGCGTAAGCAGTCTACGCATGGTTAAGGCGCTGCCTGATGGCGGCTACATGATCGCGCAGGATATGGGCGGGGTTTTCAAGTGCATTACTCACAAGCCAGGCTCGAGCGAGGAGCCGCCAGAAACCTTTGATGGTGTGGCTCAGGATTACATACCCATGCTTTTCTCAGGTGTTGTGAAGGATGCCATTCTTCAGCCGGAGCAGGGGCTTGGGATGCAACTGACCGAGGAGACTCGGCGCAGGATTGCCAGGTACCCGGAAGAAGATCAGCAGGACGAGCAGGCGCAGGTTCCTGCAGACGTATCCCTGCAGCGATTCCGCATCAAGTATCACACCATGTTCTTTGAGTTTGAGCCGGAAAACCCCGGCACGAACACCTATACGCAGTACGTCCAGCAGAGGCCAACGTGGTATTCCGGTGCGATGGCTGAAGTTATGCAAATTGTCGGCGGCTATGGCCGTCAGGACTTCGACAAGCTGCCCGGCAACCCGATTGAGCAGGCAAGAATGACGCTGCCGAAAGAGGTGCAGGACAGGATCAGCCTTGAGCTTGGCAACGTCAGGCTGCCAGGCTACACAGGGCGTCCGCCTGTTGATGGTCAATTTCGCTATGACTACAAATTCAACTGCACCGATGCGGTTGTGTTTGATGTTGAGCGCAGCCCGTGGCTGGTGCGCGTATCGCCAAAAGGCGTCTATGCAATGCCGCTCCCCATTGTTCCAGCCTCTACCACTGATACTTTTCGTGAATTCATGGAGGAGAAAGGGGATAGCGAGATCCTGAAGATACTCGATCGCTTTGGTGGGATGCCGAGCGGCGAGTCATTCCCGGCCGGCACTGATGAATTTGAGGCATGGCGCAGAGCTGGCGTGATCATCAAAGTTTGCGATACGGCTGACTTCTACTCACATATTGCGTACTCAACCGCGTGCGGCTGGTCATTCAACAGCACTGGAAGCCAGGGCTACAACACCTGCTACGACTATTACGATGACGAAGGCCTGGGGTATGGCTTGGCCTACAAGTTATCGCTAAGGCTTGGGAATGACCCGAATAACGGCCGCCTGCCCCGAGACTGGCACATAGAGTCCGACCATGAAATGAATAGACTCAATATGTACCTGAGCGGTTTGTATCGCATGATGGAGGGCAACACGGCGAAAGACCTTGCGATCAAGTACAAACTCCGGCGCGTGAGTGTTGATGAGTTGCTGGATCGTGCCAGATGGGAGGTTGACGAGGCCGAGCTTGAGTATTGGGACGCCAGGGAGATGACGCCTATTGCCAGCCATTCGGGAAGTGTTGTGGAGTTTGGCCGTGGCTATCTTTATCACCCGGCCAAGTTCATGTACCAGCCGCAGATCAAATACCCGGAGCCATTTATGGGTGGCTGCGTATCGCACGATTTTCTGCCGCTGATCAATGGCCGGTACAAATCCAGCTACCCGAACTGCGACACGATCATGTTCTGCTACTTCACAGGCGATGACCTGAAAGTGGTGAAGTATTTTCGGGATGGCCGCAGTTACCAGCGTGACGTTGAGAACGATTACGAGGAGTGCATGATAGTTGGGTCGTGGACGCAAACGGTATCGCACACGTCAACATCCCTGATGGGGCACTTCTACACTACGGATCTGGACGAGCGTAAAGCAATCACGCCATCCGAAACCTTCACGAAGATCGTGGGAAGGGATAAGGGGTATGACCATACGCCGTGGTTTCAGTTTGACGCCCCGTTCTGGAAGCCGGGGACCTTGTGGCGCAATCGCTACTTTACCCATGATACCCATACCCGGTACTCGGAAGGACATTCCTTCGAGGTGGCCGTTTGCATCCCTTACCTCAACCGCAACACACTGATTCACGCCCAGCACGATAGAGTTACAGGCGAGCGCACAACTGAAAGCAGTGTGCAGAAGTATGTGCGCGACCCGACAAGTTACCGTTACTGGACGTATGACTTCGTTATGCATTGGGCCGGTGGTTTGCCGGTAATGAACGGCAGGCCCTACCCAGAGGACGGCAGCCCGGTATGGGTGGAAATGGAGGAGTACAACCCGTCCGCCTGTTCTGACTTCGCGGATAACGGAAGCTGGATACCCGGCCTGCCTGCTGATTACACATGGCTTATTCACCCGCAGGCCAATGTTTGGCAAATGGGAGGGGGCGGAGGTGCGCCGCCGCATCAGCCTTACTCCCGCACAGAACAAGATGATGGTAGTGAGTCATGGCGGCTTGATTACAGCCAGCAAACATACCCAAGACTGGTGCATAAAAACAAACTGGATAATACCTATTTTCTGGGTTCGCCAGACCCATACGTGGGTATTTTCTACCGTGACGGCTGCAGTGTGACGTTTGGCGATTCCGAGTATGCCAACCTGTCCGAGAAGGTAGATGGCAAGCGCAAACATTGGGGATACACCAGTCTGGCCGATCACAAATCTGCCCATCATTTCATAGGGGTTATCAATGAGTAACTACCGGGACGACACCCAGGAGACAGCCGTTGCCAGCGATGGCACATGGATGGGGCTTCGCAGCATTGCAGAGAGCACAGCAAAGGCGACCGCTGTTGCCCTGTTCACGCTCGGCGTTATCCATACCGATCAGGCGACAATGGGTGACGAAGTATTCGATAGCGGTCTGGGCGTCATAGCTGAGTTGGCCTTTATCGGTGATGAATTGATAGATCACAGGCAATCAGCCGCTTTGCTGTCCGATTCAGCCAGGGTGTCAGATCAGTACACCCACAGGCTTGTCGTGATTCACACGGATGCTGCGACTGCCGGTGACGCCTTGATCGAGCTTTCGGGGTCAGTGATTACCGATCAGGCCCGTATCACTGATGAGGTGCTTGGTCATCGTGCCAGCCAGTCAACAGTCACTGATCAGGCACGGATTGCAGATTACAGTTACCAGGCCGCTACCGATCTTGTGGAAGATACCGCAGGCGCATCTGGTCAGGCTTCAGGAACCCTGCAGGCGCTTGATGTTGTTGCAGACGCTGCAACTGTACTTGATGGTGTGGACGATACCAGCACGACAGTAACGGTAGCGGTAACAGAAACCGCATCTGTGAGCGATGGTGTTACAGACAGCCTGAGCGCCGCAGACGTGGTGAGCGAGTGGCTTCTGATTGGCGATCAGGTTCTGGGTGAAGGATCTGAAGCAGGGCAGGCATGGACTGCGTGTGTGGATGGCTGGGCAATGAGCCGGTACGCACCATACACGTTCACACGGCTGGTTGTGATTGATGGGGTTATGTACGGCGAGTCTGACGCAGGCGTGTTTGCGCTGTCAGGTGGTAGTGAGCAGATCGAGGCGAAGGTTGTCACTGGCCGCATTGATATGAGCGGAGGGCCGTTGACCCACCCCGTTGCCGCCTACCTTGAATACGAATTGGAAGGCGAGGCCGATATGAGTGTCACTACAACTCAGACGGGTATGCCAGCCACCTACACCTACCCTTTGCCGAATGAAGTTGCGGAACATCTGACCAACGGCAGAATCCAGTTTGGCAGGGGATTGAGGGGCAGGCATTTTTCTTTTGAGCTGCGGATGTTCGGGCAGCGTGGCTATATCAACGACCTTAGCGTTATGGCGCAACAGGTCAGGAGGAGAGTGTAAATGACCGCACCAAGCAGCCTTTATGAGGCGGACGGTATTCTTGGCACTGCTATCAGTACCGTAACGGACAAGCTGCAGGATCTCGACCTGATCGCGGAACGCTATAACGCGAAGCTGTCGGAATCGCTGACCAACATCGGCAATATCAGTGTGGACGAGGTTTCACCGCCAACGCCCATGCAGATGCCTGATACACCAGTCCCCGACATTGATCTCACTGGAATGCCTGAGCTTGATGTTCCGGCACTGGTGGTACCGGACGCGCCGGTAATGGTTGATATTGACGGTCTGATATCTGACCTTGATGTGGGTGATCTTGACGTTCCGCCAGCACCTGAGCCGGTACCGTTCAGCATCCCGCAGTCCCCGACAATGGCGAGCATTCCGGTACCGCAGAAGCCGAATGTCGATACCAATGTTGAACTGCCGGATTCGCCTGATCTGGTGATGCCGGAAATGGAGGTGCTGGAGAAGTTAAACATCCCCGCCTTTGAGTTTCCGCAACTGCCGGACTTTGACGGCAAGCCGCCCTCACTTGATGGCGTGACAGTGCCTGATGCGTTCATTAACTGGTCTGAACCGCAGTACAAATCCGAAGTGCTTGATGCCCTGCAGAGCCAGGTAAAGAACATGATGGCTGGCGGCACCGGTTTGCCTGCAGCAGTAGAGGATGCACTGTTCTCACGCGCCAGGGAGCGAGACAGTGCAGAATCCGAGCGTGCGGTACAGGAGGCGATGGATGTCTGGGCAAGCCGCGACTTCAGTATGCCGCCCGGTATGCTCGCCAAGCAGGTTAGCGCACTCCGCGAGCAGGGCCGCCTGAAAGCAGCCGAGCTGAACCGTGACATTCTGATCGAAGCCGCAAAGTGGGAGATCGAGAGTATCCGCTTTGCAGTACAGCAGGGCATGGCGCTTGAGCAGCTGACCATGAACCTGTTTGAGAACACAGCCAAGCGACTATTTGAGGTTGCCCGCTTCCAGGCCGAAGCCAAGATCAATGTGTTCAACGCACAGATCAGCCTGTTCAATGCGCAGAACTCGGCGTTTGAGACACTGGCGCAGGTGTACCGAACGAAACTGGACGGCGCCATTGCCAAGCTGACCGCCTACAAGACATCCATTGAGGGGCAGGCGGCACTTGGGCAGATCAACCAGCAGAAGGTTGAGGTTTTCAAAGCCAAGCTGGGCGCAGTGCAATCGAATGTCGAGGTCTACAAGGCCATGATGAGCGGCGCACAGGTGCGAGCAGAGGTTATCAAGAATCAGTTTGACGCTTACCGCACTGAGATTCAGGCGTTCGCGGAGCAAGTAGGCGCCGAAAAGGTGAAGTTTGACGCCTACGAATCACAGGTAAAAGCAGAGTCGGCCAAGGTTGGCATGTATGAAGCGCAATCAAGGGCATACGCTTCAACTGTTCAAGCAGTATCGAGCAAGGCTGATATCAAGGTGAAGGGCGCACAGCTGAAGATGGAGGCAGCCAGAACCAAAGTATCCAAATTCCTTGCGGATGTGGATGCGTACAAGGCCAGACTGCAGGCAAGCCTTGCCGAGATACAGACAGTCACTTCCGCCTATTCAGCCAAGGTTGATGGATGGAAATCGCTTACGAGCGCAAGTGTGGCCGAGGCTGAAATGCAATCACGCTTTGCGGATATGAACACCCGCACCAGTATCGCGTATGCAGAAATGCAGATCAGCGAATACCAGACCAAGATGCAGAAGGCAGTCGAGGAGGCTAAGATTGCTCTTGAGGCAGCCAAGGCGGTAGGCCAGTACACGGCACAGCTGGCAGCAGGTGCAATGTCGGCCGCGCACGTATCTGCCAGCATTAGCGGTAGCGGTTCATCAAGCGTCAGTCGAAGCCGCAGCAACTCAGAAAGCCTGAGCACAAGCCACAACTACAACTACTGATCCGCGCACCCTGTAGGGTTGGCCCTGAATCAGTCCGGCTGGGAATATCCCATAACGACCAGACTGATTCAGGTACCCCTTCATGGCACAATCCCCGGAAGAACTGGAGCGGCTGCGCAATAGCGGCGCAGCAGGATTCCAGCCTCAACAGCAGCAGCTCGCCCCCGCACCCAAGAAGAAACTCCAGCCGTCCGAGGAGATGGCCGGTGTTGATCAAATGGGACGATGGCCCAAGCCTGACAGCATCAGCCTGGCAATGAGCCAGCAACCCAATACGAACGCAGCACCTCAAGCCGTGACCGCTGCATACGAACCACAAGCCACGCAAGAGACTGAGAACAAGGGCTTCAAAAGTGGCCTGATTAATCCGTTGGCTGCGACGGCCCTTGATACGGTCGGTGCACTTGTTGCGAAGCCTGCTGACAGTGTGCGAAATGCTGTTATCGGCTGGGCTGGCGGTGATCCTGAATCCGTTGAGGGCGGCCCAACCCGAGATCAAGATCGCGCATTCAGTAAGCTACAGGGGCGCATTAATGCTGCTACCGATGCGACCAGCGCTGTGACGGGTGCGGTCAGTGACGGGCTGGGCTTTGTCGTGGATAAGGCGAAGTCTGCTGTACTGTCTGGTACCGGAGCGGAAAAGGCAAAGCCTGCTGTTGGCACGGGGCCGTTAACCGGTCAATCTGCCCCACGGGACGCCGAGCTTGATGCGCTTAACACCCAGCTCGATGCCCTGGACGCGCAGGCTCTCAAAAAGCCTGCAGCCGTTACGCCGGAAGGCCAAACCACACCCGTTGCTGAAACTGCGATCGAAGAAGCTGGTGCCAAGAATGATACCAAGACCGAGAGCCAGGCAGCAGGCAAAACCGGAACGGAAGCCACGCCGACTTCTACGGCTCAAGATGCACCGCTGGAAAATGATATCCGCATGACTATCAACGAGGAAGGCAACAAGTCTTTCTCCGGGCGGAATGTTGGTGCGGGCGCAACTCTGAACGGAAAACCTTTCTCAAGCAGCGTGAATGTCGTTCCGTCCGAAAGTATGAAGCAGCTCGCCGCTGCAGTTAATCCGCCAATGGCGCCCCGGCAGCTACAGCAGCAAGCCCCCGCTATCGGGTTTGCTTCCCGCCAGGCGCCGCAGCGTGCCCCAAAATCTGAATTTGAAAAACAGGTTGAGCGTGAAATCTTCCGCCAGGCCACAACTGCAATGAGAGGTTCGCAAAACGGACAGTTAACTGCCAGCCAACGAGGATCGCTGGATAAGCTGGCCGGGAACATGAGTGGCGAGCGAAGTGGTTTTGACCAGCAGGTACTGCGCAACGATGGAATGCTGAATCAAACTGCCATAAGTCAAGCCGGGCAGGACCGCCGTGATGGTGCGCGTCTTGCTCTGGATACCGAACGACTGGCTGGCGATCAGTATGCGCAAGGCTTCCAGATTCGACAGAACGAGCGCCTTGAAGCACTGAGAGAAGCGTACACCGCAGCAGAGACCCCCGAACAGCGCAGTGCCATTGCCGAGCAGTTGCAGATCCTGAACGGAAGCAATAGCAACCGAAAGGTTCAAGACGACTACGTGATGGTGGATCAGGTAATTCAGAACAGTATGGGTGACCCAACAACCGTGCGGGTAGCTGTTGATCCTGCAACAAATCGGGTACTGGGCGGCATGCAGCAAACACAGGGCGGCCCTCCGCCAGGTACCGTTGTTAAGGGTCGGCGCTTCTTGGGCGGCGACCCATATGACAAAAGCAATTGGGAGGAAGCCTGATGTCTGATAAGCCTTGGGAAATGGACTGGAGCAAGCAGGAGAGTACTCAGGCACCGTGGGAAATGGACTGGAGTAGCACTGGTATTGCGCAGGGGCCTGCCGGTTTCAAGCAGCAGCCGCAGCCACAAACCGAAGAGGGGCGTGGTTTTATCGGCCATGCCAAGGATCTTGGTATCTCTGCACTCAAAGGCGCCATCGCGGTGCCTGAATCCATTGTTGGCCTGGCAGACATCCCCACTGGCGGCCGTGTCGGCAAATTTCTGGAGAACGAAGGCGGTATTGCAGGATTCCGTCCGCACCAGGCAAAGGATTATCTCGATCAATTCCATACCGATCAGCACAAGCAGTCTCAGGCTGAGTTTGCAGAGGCTGAAGGTGTTGGCGAAAAGTTCGGTGCCGCTATCAGCAATCCGGCGCTCATTGCCAACACGGTTACTGAATCGCTGCCGAACATGCTTGGCGCTGCAGGCGCCACACGATCCGTAGTTAAGAACCTTCTACCTGAGGCCGGAAAACAAGGAAGCAAGGCAATCCCTGCAATCGGCTCATTCTTTGAAGGCTTGAGCATGGCCGGTATGCAGGCATCCGAGATCCGAAATCAGACGGAGGATCGCTTGCTGTCGCCTGAGCAATCGGGTTACGCCGCAATGACCGGCACGCTCGGCTCCCTTTTTGGCTACTTCGGTGGCCGTGTCGCGCAGAAGCTGGGTATCGGTGATGTAGACACGCTGATGGCAACCGGCATAAAGCCGGGACAGGTAGCTGCAGAGATTGCACAAACCCCCGCCAAGTCAGTGCCCCGTCGCATCATTGAAGGCGCGATTGTTGAAGGTCTGTTTGAGGAGCTGCCGCAGTCCGTCAGTGAACAAATCCTGCAGAATCTTGCTTTGGACAAAGACTGGAGTGAGAACGTAGACGGTGCGGCGGTCATGGGCACGCTGGCCGGTGCTGTTATGGGTGGTGCGGCCGGCGGACTGATTAAGCCCCAGGTTCAAGGCGCAGGAGACATTGATTCCGGCCTGGTCCAGCCAACTCCGACCCCAGACAACCCCGCACCGGCACCGGTTGAGAGGCCCGACCCGAGCAATGGCCCGATCTCTGCCGCTGCCGCACAGATGGCACCGGTACAGACTGCCGCTGACCTTGGTGTGCAATTCCCTGAGCAACAGGACTGGAGCCAGTACGACAAGCCAGCAGCACAGCGGGGCATCGAGACTGACCGTGGATACGAAGGCCTTGATGGACTGATCGCCACCACTGAGCGCATGGGCTTCACGGATGAGGCGGCGCAGCTCATTACTGCCCGCCGATTGTTCCAGCAGGCCGATCAAGCGCGTGCCGCTGGTGATGAGGTGCTGGCAGGCCAGTATGCCGAACGTGGTAATCGTCTGTACCAGTCCGCAACTGAAACCAACGACCAGATCCGTACCGCTGCCGATCAGTTCCCGGTTCCGTATGTGGCGACCGGAGAGGTGACGGGTAGCGATCTCGGGCCGTACCAAGGCGGACCGGAACGCACTGGCAACACCTTCGATCAGCCGCGCCGCATGGCCGATCCTACGCCGGGATTGCTGGAACAGCGTCAAGATAATCGACTGACCGATCAGGGCATCATCTACGGCGAGGAGCCGGCAGGCGTTCGTACTGCCCGTGAACAACGTGCTGCCGATGATTTCTCAGCTCGCTACGGTCAGGAGGGAAGAACCCCGTTGCAGTCTGATCCAGCGCGTGAGGGTGACTTCATCCAGAGCGGCACGATCACGGATGAAGGTCGCATGCTGCCGAACCAGTACCAGCGCCCGGCACAACTGGAAGACAACCGCATGGGTGCGCTGCCGGAAGGCACTGGCCAGATGGATATGGGTCGTGAGAGCCCAGAGCGCACCTTCACGCCGACACCAACTGAATATGAAGGCGTGGGTCGCAACGTGGTCGAGCGTCAGGCAGGCGCCGATACTCTGCGTCTGGAGAACCGCAAGACGATCACCCAAGGCGAGATGATTGATCTGACGCGCCAGTTCCGTGAGGCAGTCACCACCAAGCCAGCCAGCCGTACCGATGAGCAGAAGCAGCTGATCAAGGCATTGCCAAAGCTGAAGCAGCAGGTGAATGCTGGCACGCTGCCGGTCACTCAGAATATGCAGTCTGACCTTGATCCCCAGTTGGCCGGGCAGCCTATCGACGCTGAATGGACAGAGTTCGCGCCTCAGTCCGGAACGCTGAGCGTACCGCGTGCGCAAATGCCTCAGGTAAAAGCTGAACACCGTGGTGCGCTGGTCAATTTCCTGAATGCCAAGGGTGTAGAGCATAAGCAAGTCGAAATCGATCCGGTCCAGCTGAAGCCGACACAGCAGGAGTTTGCCCCGGGAAAAGTAGACAAAGCTCGCCAGTACAAAGGCGGTGAGCGCTCCATCCTGATCTCCTCAGATGGCTATGTCATTGACGGTCACCACCAATGGATGGCCAAAAGAGAGCAGGGCAAACCGGTTAAGGCTATCCAGCTACAGGCACCGATCCGCGACCTGTTACCACTGGTGAATAAATTCCCGAGCTCCGAACAGGATGGTGGAGCAGTAGCAGCCACTGGCGCGCCTACAGCTATTCAGAGTATTGCGCCTGAACTGCGCATGAAGTCAGACGGCACCCCGTTTGCCAGTGAAGTTGCAGCCAAGCGCTCCATGCCCTACAAGCAGAATGCCGAGTTTGCCGAGGTAGTGCCGGTAGACGGCGGCTTTGCCGTGCAGATCGATACCCAGGCCCGTGATCAGGCAGAAGCCCAAGCGACGGAAGCGACACAGGCAAAGTCAGAGCAGGCCAAGAGCCGCATGTTCCGTGAGCCTGACACTGTCAACGATGACATGCTGGATGCCATTGCACTAATGGGCGGCATTGATCGGGCAGAGGCGGAAGCAGAAGGTATCGATCCGGCGAATTTTGGCCGACAGGCTGGCGGTATCCGGTATGTGTTCCCGCGTCAGAAAGGCGACAGCTTCGACGGCATGGCCGAACGTCTGGCTCAGTATGGATACCTTGATCCGCGTGCTGACCGCCTGGATGACTTGCGCACCAAACTGGATCAGGCCATTAACGGCAATGCGAAGATCATGACCCCGGAGGGCTACGAAGCACTGGCCGAGAAGGAAGCGGCCGCCGAGGCGCAGCTTCAGCAGGAGCATGAGCCGCTGGCTGATGATATCACCAGTGATGAGGCATGGGCCGGTGAGGCCTACGCAAACGCTCTTGAGCAAGGCGTGCCAGCACCCGTTATTGATGCCATACTTGAACAGTACAGCGATGACCCTGTTATCGCACTTGTGGAGCTGAATGATGCAATCAACCAATCGAGAGAAGCGTCCGGCACTCAGGCCGGAGAAAGTCAGGAAAGCGGCAGCGATAATCTTGAAGCAACGCTCACAGCAAGCCGACCCTTCACACCAGAGCAAGCCGCAGAAATCTGGGGATCAGTAGATCCTGACCCCGAACCCCTCCTATCGTCATACACTGAATCAGATCTTCAGGCACAGGCGGATACCCGCACTGCAGTCGAAGAGGCTGAGGCACGCGCCCAACGTGAAGCCGAACAGAAAGCCCAAGCTGATGCCGAAGTAAACGATTTCACCCTGACTGGCTCGGACCGTACTGCCGATGTAGCAGCATCCCGTGGCCAGAATGATATGTTTGGGCTGGGTGCTACGTCGCGCGCAGAGCAACCAGCAACACAGCAGGCCGAGCTTACAAATGCCCCTGAACCGACTGAGCCTGCAGTCATTGAGGACGTTGGCGAAAAGCTGGGCCGTGCCCGAAAGGATGAATTGCGCACGGCGCGTGAGCGTCTGGCGAACATGGATGATGAGCAAATCGCGTCCAGTACCCTGTCAAAGCTATGGCCGAAGAACGAGATCGACAAGATTGAAGATCCTGTCAGTGCGGCCATTTACCACACTGCCCGTAACATGGTGCCGAACAAACCGCGCATTGGGTACAAGCTCAAACGTTGGGTGGATCAGGTCAAGCAGGCGCGTGATCTGCTGAATATGGTTGATGAGATTGGCTCCGATAAATTCATCCAAGCAATTCGTGATAAGCGCATCTACTCCCTTCAGTCATTCGCTGACAAGGTTGAGCTGCTGACCGGTGTTGATCGCAGCCAGTGGGATCGGATCGGGCGCGTAGAGAAAGCGAGCGGCACCTATCGTGAAGGCGAAGAAATGGTGTCTGGCTCATGGATGCTGGTTGAGATCGACAAGCGCATGACTATCCACCGGGGCGCGTCTGAGGTTTCCGAGATCATAGCGCCGGTTAACGCGCACCTCGAAAAAAGTGCGAATGAACAGCCGGCCATGAAATTTGAGATCCGCCATGACAGGCGGCACACGGTCTACCAGATCAACAAGACCGGTGATAATGAACAGCGACCGCTCAAAACTTTCGACACTCTGAAGGAAGCACGGGATTACCTCCGCAACAACAACGCTGACCTGGTGGAAGCATGGGAAGCCGTGAAGCAGCGCGATAATGTCACCAAGGCTGATATGCGCGGTGATAAGAACCGCGAGCGTACAGGTCAGGATTACCGCAACGGCAGGGATGTGACCGCAGATGAATTCATTGAGACCTTCGGATTCCGTGGTGCCGAATTTGGCAATTGGGTGAAACAGGGCAAGGCAGGCCAGGAGCGGCAGGGCCTGTTGAATGACGCCTATGATGCCTTTATGGATCTGGCAAATGTGCTGGAGTTGCCACCGAAAGCGCTGAGCTTTGATGGCAGGCTGGGTATTGGTTTTGGCAGTCGTGGTAAAGGTGGGCGAGCATCAGCGCACTTCGAGCCAGATTTAACCGTTATCAACCTGACCAAGACCAAAGGTGCCGGCTCACTGGCGCATGAATGGTTTCACGCGCTGGATAATTACTTCAGTCGGAAGCGGGGCGATATCGAATTCACCGGGGATCAGAAGTCGTACCGTGAAGGCGCGTTTGTGACCTACCGGCCCGAGCCAATGATGGCGTACAAGCCCAGCATGAAGGGTGGTCGTGCGCCCTACCTGATTACCAAGGCTGAATATAACCGTCGCAAAGAGCGCGGCATGGGCTTCGAAGAGTCACAGTGGGTAGCCGACCCTGAGCATCCGAAGGGTATCCGGCCCGAAGTGGAAAAGGTATTTGCCGAGCTGGTGAATACGCTGAATGCTTCGCCCATGCTGACCCGCGCCCAGGTGATCGACAAAGGTAAAGCGGATGGATACTGGTCACAGATCATCGAGCGGGCAGCTCGATCATTTGAAACCCATATCATTGCGAAGCTTGCACAGCAGGGCTACCGAAACGACTTCCTGGCGAATGTCACCAGTTTTGAAAAGTTTAAGCGCGACCCTGGCCGTTACCCATATCTAAAACCGGATGAGCAGGGGCCTGTATCGGAAGCTTTTGACAAGCTGTTCAGCACAATTGAAACCAAGCCCGCTGCCGATGGTAACGTTGTGATGTTCAGCCGCCGTACTGAAGACAACTCTGTCGATCCCGAATACACTCCTGGTAAAGCCAATCCGTTCTGGGAGGGATTGAACAATGGCGCACTTCGACGCGGATCAGGAAACAGTCGACTGGTACAGAAAAAATGGGTCGAAGAAAACCTCACCGCAGGACATCGATATGACCGGGGAAGAGTTCAGGTTATCTCCGGCAGAGGTGGAAGCGGTACAGAAGGCATTATCTTCGATAAGGGCCTCGCGGGATTCAACGAAATCTTCACCCGAGGAAGACAAAGCACAACAGCTGATGGGGAAAATGTCTTCACGCTGACGGTGACACCAGCAGAGCTTATTGGCAATGGCTCCAGTGATCGCGCAGAGGTCCTGACAATAACCCTTACGGAGCGACGACCCAATGAGTACGAAGTGGGTGTCTTTGGCCCTGTTGAAGGTAGTGCTGCTGCGCAGGCTCTTGCTGGTACGGAGTACCTGAGCGATACCGGGGCAACCAATCAGCAAGGCCTGAAATACCTCAAGCTCAACATTGGCAATGCTGCTACCAAGTCCTTCCTATCCGAAGCCGTCCGTCGCTTGGCGATGCACAACGGCAAGGCTCCGGATGCGGTTCTGTATTCTGCCCGTGATACAGGGGCACGCGCAGGTGATCAAACCGTTCGAAAGTTTGACCGCAACATCATCGAAAGCAAGTTCAGCCGTGAAACCGAAGCAGATTCATTCGACTCTATGGTCCCGAATGATATTGGCTCGCCCATCTCGCGTGATCAGGTAGAGATCACCGCCACTCGTATCACTGCCAACTGGACGAATGCACCCGAAATGGTAACGGTTGCGACGGATCGCGACCTTCCGGCGGATATGCAGGAGCGCATAGATAAGCAGAATGCCCGCGGCAAAATAGATGGCGTATTCCATAAGGGCCGGTTTTACCTGATTGCTGACAAGATCCGGACAGAAGCGGACGTTGAACGCATTGTACTGCATGAGGCGCTGGGTCACTACGGACTACGGCAGCTCTATGGCCCGGCCTTCGGTATGCACATGGATCGCCTGTTCAATCGCGTGGGGGGTTACCCTGGCATCCAGCGTCTCGGCAAGAAGTATGGCTTTGACCTGTCCGGTTACTGGGAGAATGCCGGGGATATGTCACTGGCTGAGCGCCGGGAAATGATGGCAGATGAGCTGATCGCTCATATCGCCGGTACCGGCACCGTTCAGCCTGATCTGATTCAACAGATCGCACACTTGATCCGGAAAGGGCTTCGCAAAATCATGGCCGGCACCCGGTTTGCGGAGCGTCTTGATCAGATGACCGATGTTGAGGTGCTGCGGATCGTTGCAGCGGCAAGGAAAGCGGTTGTCGAAGGTGAAAGCCGAATCACGGTTCTGACCCATGACCCGCGGTTTGTACGTGACTTTGAGACAATCGTCTACGGTGACACCCGGTTCAGTCGTGTGCCCGATGATGCGCCCGTTATCGAGACTGACGGCGGCCCGATTGCGAAGGGCAAAACACTCAGAGAGATGAGTAATCGCGCACTTCTTTTTGCCAATAAATTTGCAAATAGAACGGTGACCAATCGTGATCATGGTGATGAAATCATCATCAGCAAAAAAGGTGTGAAGCACACTCTGCGCGGCGCACAAGCAGACTTGGTGAAGTCGGTAGCTGTAACCCCTGAGATACTGGAACGGGGCGTCTATCTTGGATCAGAGGCCGACAAGAGGGGTGATGCCAACATACTGGCAACACATTTCTACGGGATAAAAGTATCAGTGGATGGCCGCGTTCACGACATAGTGGCTGTAGTCAAAGAGCACAATGACGGGAAACGCTATTACGACCACAGTATTGAGAAAAAAGAAGAGGGTGTCCTGACCGGGAAGTCAAATGTCCCGCGCACACCCTCAACCGAGATGGATATTACCACCTCTACTGACAGTATAGAAGATGATCAGAATGTGCGCTTTTCGCGCACCGCGACAGCAGAGCAATTCGATGACCTGTCTGATCCTCAGTCCAGTTTCCTGAACAAGATAGGTCCCAAAACCACCAAGGAGCGCATCCGTGACCGCATTGCGGGAGTGGTAGACAATATTGGTCTGAAGACTCGACAGGGCATGGTCGATCGATACGCTTCATTGCTGGAGCTGGATAAAAAGGCCCAGGGCGCAGATGTGGTTGAGAACCGCACCCGTTTCAGCTCATGGGTTCTGTCCAAAATGTCACACGCTGCAGATGGTGCCTTGTCAGCGATGCTGACCCATGGACGCATTCAGTATGCTGACGGGGTAATTGATCTGAAGGAGGGGGACAACAAAGGGTTGCTGGATGTACTCAAAACTCTGGGCTCTACAGCAGAGATCGAGCGCTTCATGGGCTGGATCGCTGCCAACCGATCCAAGAGCATTATGGAAAGAGCGCAAGCAGCAAGGGACCGGGCAGCTGCAGTCAAAGCAGAGAAAGCGAACCTTCAGGATATGCTGAAGGAACCGGATCTGCCACCGCTCAAAATTCGCCAAATCAATAAAGCCATCAAGGATGCGGATACCGTCATCAACCGTGAACTGGATGCTGCGGCTGTAGATGAGCGCTTGTTTACCCCCGAAGAGGTGGCTGCGGGTGTCGAGTTGAATCAAGGGGAAACCAAGGAAGGCAAGGAACGCTCTACTCTCTACAAGCAAGTATTCGCGCAGTTTCAGCAGCACCGTGACGACGTACTGGCCATTGCTGAAGAGGCAGGCATTATCACACCTGATAACCGGCAGATGTGGCGAGATGAGTTTTATGTCCCGTTCTATCGCGTGATGGAGGAAGAGGGCACGAAAGGACCCCATATCTCCAAAGGGCTGAGCCGTCAGGAGGCTTACAAGCGACTGAAAGGCGGTACCCAGGAGGTTAATGACCTGCTGGAGAACACACTGATGAATTTCCAGCACCTGTTGTCAGCTTCCCTGAAGAATAACGCAGCACGTCAGGCGCTTGAGAATGCTGAAATGGTGGGTATTGCGACGCGCACGACTGAAGCTGGCCGCAACAAGAAGTCCTCAACCTATGTCCTCGATCGTGGCGAGAAAGTCTGGTACGACATTGAAGACGATCTGGTCTTTGAGTCGCTGAGTGCGCTTTCTGATATTGGTAGCAATACCATGAGCCGTCGCATCATGCGCAGCTTCAAGCGCACCTTCACGTCATTCACAACCATCTCGCCTCAATTTGTGGTCGCAAATACATTGAGGGACGCACTGCAATCGATCGCAATTGGGAATATGAGTTACAACGCGTTCGGCAACGTGTTCAAGGGCGCCAAGGCTTATGGTGGCCCAAACAGCAAGGGCCGGACCCGCGGAGAGATGCTTGCCTCTGGCGCAGCGTTCAGCTTCGGCCATATCTACGGCGCCGGAGATGTCGATGCGCTGAAAGCAGGTATTCAACGCCAGATCAAAGGTGCACGCTCAATCGACTCACCGAAAGATGTTGTGCACCTGTGGCGTGCAGTTTGGGATCAGTACACCGGTTACGGCGACACAATGGAGAACTCGAACCGCGCCGCCATTTACCAGCAGAACCTTGAAAAAGGTAAGCTCTATGCAGCCTTTCAAGCGCGAGACCTGATGGACTTTTCCAGCCAGGGAGCATGGCCGGCGGTGAAGTTCCTGACCGATGTGGTGCCATTCTTGAATGCACGCTTGGTTGGTTTGGATCGTTTGTACCGCGGCGGCATAAAGCCGAGTTTCAATGTCCTCAAGCATATGATGGGCGGTCCTGAATCGTCCATAACAGACCGCCAGGCGGCGCAGCGATTCGCCATTGTGGTGGGATCACTCACTGCAGCTACTATCGCTCTGTATCTGGCCAATGCCGATGATGAGCGTTTCAAGGAATTGGAAGAATGGGAGCGAGATGCCTACTGGCATGTGTGGGTCGGTGATCAGCATTTCACTATTCCTAAACCATTTGAGATCGGCGCTATCGCAACCATGGCAGAGCGATCACTGGAGCAGATGGTAGATGACACCAAGGACGGGAAGCTGTTTGCAGAACGCCTGGGGCACATTCTGACCGATACCTTTGCCTTCAATCCGATCCCTCAGGCGGCAAAGCCAATGTTTGACCTCTATGCGAACAAGGACAGCTTTACTGGCCGGGATATTGAATCACTGTCAATGCTGCGTCTGAGTTCTGAATATCGCACCCGGGCAAACACGACAGACCTGGCCAAATGGCTGGCAGCGGCCACCCGTGGAACCACTGGCCAGCTCAGTGACAATCTGGTGCTGAGCCCTGTCCAAGTTGATTTTCTGATTCAGGGGTATCTGGGTTGGGTAGGCGGAATGGGCGCAAGCACTGTGGATGTCATATCGAAGGCAGCAAAAGGAGAGGAACGGCCAGACCGGGCTTGGTATGAGTATCAGCCAATCAGGCGCTTCTACCGGAACGATGCGCTTCCCAAGTCGTTCACCCGATACGGGACAGAGTTCTATGACCGTTTGCGTGAAGTGAATATGGTGTACGCCGATATCCAAAACCTGCGTAAGCTTGGTGAATTTGAAGCGGCGGCAGGGCTCATGAATGCAAATCGCGGGACGCTTCGCTACCGTCAGTTGATGAACAAGACTCAGCAGCAGCTCAGCAAGATAAATGCTCAGATCAAACTGGCACAAGCAAACAAAAGCCTCAGCCCTGAAGCCAAACGAGCCCGAATCGACATTCTGACAGCACAACGAAACCGGCTGACTCAGGGTGTCATCGAGCGCCTGGAGCAGAAAGCAGGATAAACTGATCAGCCAAGGATGGCGCCAAACAGGGCAATTACCATGAGAAATACCGGAATACCGATCATGACCAGCAGAACGGTGGTCATGTTCTGGTTGCGCCGATGGAACGCATTGCCATGAAACACGATGAGCAGTGACAGCACGAAGAGTGTCACGATGGCGGTGATATGTTCTGCGATGGTCATGCCATACCTTTTAACCCTGTTGATTCAGTGATTAAGTGTAGGCGCTGGAGTAATGGTAGGGCAGGATTCTGTGCGTTCGCTTACCTGACATCAAATTTATAGCTGGTTATACTGCAAGGATATGATCGACCATGGAGAGGTTCAAGTATGCTAAAAATGGCAACCTTGCTGATCTTAATCAGCTGTTCAACGACCACTCTTGCTGGCACCTACTACACCTGCACAGACCCTGAAACAGGAAAGAAATCCTTCTCCAGGACCCCGTGTGGTAATGATGCCGAGCAGCGTAGAGAAACCAAGGTAAATACTTCCAGTTTTGCTGCAGACAGGCAACGTTATGCCGAGTTAAAGGCGGAGGAAGCCCGAAAAGAAGCAACTCTAAACCAACGAAGTGCTGAAGCTGCTCAACGGCGACAACAAAATGAACAAGACAAAATAGCTGCTGCCGCCAGAGAGCGAGTCTGCAAGGAAGCCGGGACTGTCCATAAAGGTTCGCGCGGACTAACCGCAGCACAACGGGACGTCCTATCCCGCTGTGCTGGGATTCCATCAGGAACATCTACTCCTGCACCATCAGTACCAACGTCGGCACCTGCTCCAGCACGAGCGCCAGGGCATATTACCAGCTGTGATTCAGGCGGTTGCTGGGATAATTACGGTACACGGTACAATCACGGTGCTGGTCCCACTCATATCAGGCAAGATGGGCGAGTCTGTCAAAGCGTCGGTAATATGATGCAGTGCAACTGAAATCAAGAACCCGCCCACTGAGGCGGGTTTTTTATGGGTGCCGATTCTGCTAAAAATCAACTATCACTAGGCTGTAATCATGCACCTTAGGATCGTAGCCGGCCTGCCTTAGCTCATTGATCACCGGATCGATAACCTCAGTGATCAGCTTATCAGCTGGTGCGTCTTCCATAGACTCCACGTCGAAGAAGCCATGAAGATCAATATCCGCTGAGTCCAGCCCACGCTCAATAGCGGATCTCAACTCCCTTCTGATAAAGCTCCTGAACTGCACCTGCAGCGAGGCACGTGCTTTTTCAGCCTGCTCCCGAGCTTGCTCAGGCGTGGGCAACTCATCCATCGGAACACCAGAAGACTCAAAGCTCTGCTCAAGCCGGTGGATGATCTCGGCGTTCATTGAGCGGCCAGACTCCTCCGCTGCTTGCTTGATGCGGTCGCGCATACCATCAGGAAATCTGAGCTGGAACTTATCCAGGGTATGACTTGGGTATCGTTTATCTTCCATGACGAGAGAATAGTGGCAACTTAACATTTTTTCTACTGGGGCAACTTGACATCATTGATGATGATGCTAACCTTTGATGGCAACTTAACATCATCAAGAGGTTCTAGAAGATGAGCAAAAAGATTAAAGCGTATGCGTTGCGCCTTGATCCAGAGATGAAAATAAAGGCGGAGAAGCAAGCAAGGAGCGAGCGGCGCAGCCTGAACTCATGGATCTTGGTCGCTATTGAGGAGCGGCTGAATAAAACCAAACCAGAAGAGGAGAAAGCAGCATGAGTAATATCACCCCAATCAACAACGTATTGATGCAACCGATTCAGTGGGACGGGCAGGTGTATTTCACCAGTCACTACTTCCATCAGCAGTACCGGAACAACTCGGGCGATCAAGGCAAGTATGAGCAGCTGAAAGACTTTAATCGGTTGATTCGCTCAATCGAGGCATATCCACGCTACGTAGAGCGTGGCGATATTGTTGAGCTTCAGCGTTCCGAAGCTAGCGCAGATTTTGCGCCAGCTTTTAAGGCAACCTTCGGCAAGCCAATCATGCTGATAAACGCCACAGCACAGGTGGCACTGACCCATCACCTTGATGATGAGATCAGCAAGCAGGTGTCTGTCAGTGTGAATGCAAAATCTGCACAGCAGATCAGTGAGTCGCAGCCAAGACTGCAGGATGTAGCGAAAAACCACCGGGCACGTCTGCAGCTTGCCCGTATGGTTGGCCTCAAGGGGCCGGAGGCTGTTCTCGCCGCAAACGACTGGACGAAGCGCGAAGAGGGCGTTGATGTTCTCGGTGGCTTGGGTATCAAGGCGCTGACTTGCAGCAATCAGTCTCAGGTGGCAACAGCTACCGAACTGGGAGACGAAGTAGGCGTTCCTGGCAACGGCAGGAGCAAGGCGCAGTACCTTAACCTGCTGCTCTGGGATCTCGGTTATCTTGAAACCTTTATGCGCCGGGATAGCAAGGGGGAATATAAACCGTGCTGGCGCATCACCGAGAAAGGCATCAAGTCCAAGCATCTTGATTACGCGAATGTTGAAAAAGAGAACGGGCAAAGCACATCGATTCAGGCAATCCGATACTACCGCTCCCTCCTTGATGCTCTCAAGGATATTGATGTAGCGGCTTACGACTTCAAGGAGCTAGCAATCAAGCGGAAGGAGGCGCACGCGGCATGAGTGACAAGATAAGAGCGCACACGCTGATGTTCACGTTGAAGCGAATGATGCGGCACTGCGACAAATTCATTGATGCACAGCGCGCCAACATCAAGGGCATTGATAAGGAAATTCACCAGTTGCAGGAGAGCCGGTTTAATCACCTAAAAGTCGGGCAGCTGACCGACAGAAAATCTGCTATTGAGCAAGCAGTTCTTCAGATGCGGGGTGAGCGAAAGGAGGTTGGACTTGCGCTGTCAAATCTGATGAAAGCCTATGACGGCATCAGTCCAGACGCGCAAGATATCGCTCAGCTACTTGGTATAAGTCATGTTGCCTACCAAAAGTTTGTTGAGCAAAACCCTGTCACTGAAGGCTCGCTACACAGCGCCGCTTTCATGGGAGCTGAAACATGGTTCGAGAAGGAGGTGTCTTCTGGCGGGCGGGCAGCGAGAGATAACCCTTTGTATTGGGCTACTTGGTATGAATTCTCGCACCTGTTGCACACCAACAAGGAGTTCAGCGCGGCTATTGGGCAGGCATTTGATGACACGTTCGGCCCGCTTCCTCGATACCAGAGGTTCGAAAACATGGATGGCTCGGTATCAATGGTGCGCATGCCGCCGATATTGCGGTTAGTGGAGGGCGGGAAATGACTGCCATCCACAAAAGAGAAAGGCCCAAGGCGACTGCCATCGCCAAGGGCCCAGATATCCGATTAATCCATTCCGTAGGAAGCTCAGACATGAACAGTGTAGCAGAAACACGCGAACCGGCAATTCCTGCAGAGATCGCCCAGCGCATCCAGAAGCTGATCATTGCAGCTCGGCAGGGCCAGGCTGTATGCGACATGATGTTGCTGGATACTACCGTTGAGAACTCAGAGCCGGAAACCATCATGTACGCCACATGGGGTTTGTCGGATACGCTGGAACGAATCGCTGACGAGCTGGAACAGATCTGGAGCAAGTGACCGCTAGGGTCTGAAAACAGGGCTGCCAATCTGGTGGCCCTTTTGCCTTTAATGTCCGAAAACGTCCGAAAACCTCTCGTAAAACTCCCATGTAAGTTATTGAAACAAAAAAGCCCCGAAACACCATATTGCACGGTATTTCGGGGCTTGCTATTTAGGCTTAACCTTTTGTTTTAAAAAGGCTTTTTGTCTTACGACTCTACCATCGGGATGACAGTAGAAGCCTTGGCTACATAGTTGTCCATCTGATCGAAGTTCAGGTAGCGGTAGATTTCGCCCGCCATGCTGTCGATCTTATTGGCATAGGCCATGTACTCGTCAACGGTCGGCAGCTTGCCTTCCAGCGCCGCAACGGCAGCCAGTTCGGCAGATGCCAGGTAGACGTTGGCGCCATCACCCAGACGGTTCGGGAAGTTAC